GCAATGGTTAACGATCCAAGAACCAACGATGGAATTGGCACGGAATGGGGCACGCTTCCAACGCTCCAAATCAGAATGTGGAATGTTTTGTATGTATTTCATTGCTTCCATGTTATACGGAATGGATTATCAACCCTTCTGTGTCGGACGTCCCCCAGATTCTCTCATGTTTAAGATGAGAACGTGGATGTATTCCACGTAGAAAGGGTAAAAATCTGTTGACTTCCCTTTATAGAATGTCGTCTCCACCCTTTTTACAGAAAGAGAATAAGGCCGTCCTGCAACGAGTCATGTATAAAGATATTTGCCGTCGCTATGGAGGTGATTTGAATGAAAAGCAGGCCACCCGTCTCATGAAGACGGTGGAGTACTATATGGGGGAAGTGTATCGGGTGAATGGGAATCAACCCGTCGACTTCTTAAACCGAGAAGTCTTCGGAGCCGTTCTTCCTGATTACATGTCCTACCTCGAGCGTAATGAACGCTCTTCACGCTCCGCAGTCTCCGATATTGAAGAAGGTGCACCCTCAGTCCCTGAACCTCGGCGAGAAATCCAGGATATTGATAATGCCTTCAGTGCCTTGCAGACCCAGAGACAGGAAGTCAAGCCGAGACCAATGATGAAAGACTTCCAGATTTCCCTCTCTGAGGAACCCCCTCTGTCTATGGAAATCTTTGAACGAATGAAGCAGGAACGTGAGCAGATCGTTGTCGCACCTAGTCAAAATCTCAGCCAGTTCGTCGAGGCATCCGATAGCTTTTTACAGGTGTCCAAGAAAGCCCAGACCGACGCGGAAGCACTCTTTGCCGATCAAGAACGGAGAAAGCTTGAACGTCGTGCCCAAGTGAGTCTGCCTGAACCTCCTGATATGAAAGCCCTGTACATGAATAATACATCAGCAGGTAATCCTACTGTTACGGAGAGCCGCAACAAGGAGACCCTCGCCAACCTTCCCCAGGCCTTTCTTACTCGCGAACCTGAGATCATGTCCTATAGGGAAACGGAGACGAATCTCTTTCTGTACAGCGGGGACAGGGACTGGGTGGCCAATTCCACCGAATCGCGATACAGCTTTAGCGTCGTCTTTGATCCGGCAGGTCTTCCCTCCTCCGCGCTCTTTTTTCAGAATCCAAGCGTACCAACGCGCTTTCGAAACATTGTTCGTATTGAGTTTATCAAAGCTATTATTGCTGGGGAAGGCCTTGATCCCCTCGTGACAAAGACAGGGGCAGCTGCCTATGAAGCCAATGCCAATATGAACGCCCTTTCCTTTCCGTATATCCAAGTCAGAATCCCTGAACTTGAGACCAATAGCTACGGAACCAATCAATCTATCACCAATTCCTTCGCTCTCATTCAATATGATGCAAACTGGATTAATGACTCCAGTCTTTCCGCGCAGAGAGGATATCTCGCGATGATTCCTAAGTTCATGAAGTGCCAAAAGGTCTACACCACTCCCCTGTCCACGTTACAGAGGCTCAGTATCCAACTCCAGCGTCCTGATGGAACTCCATTGAGCAGTATGGCCGACACTCTCGATATCCTGAATATCTATCCGACTCTTGCGGTCTCTGCCGCCGTGATGGCTGGAGGATCTGTTACAGGGACTATTTATAAATTAGATACTGCTGTTGATGTCAATAGCTCTGCATATTACTGGGTACAGACGAAGAACTATTTCAACGTGGCATCCTTTAATACGGGGGATCGTGTGCTGTTAAAGGGGATTGCTTGGTCGTCTTGGACAGCCATCAATCCCACAGGAAATCAATTAACTCAGCTGACTTCCATTCTGAACTTTTTGCAGAGATCAAGTGGTCATATTATTGTGGCGACAGGATTTATTACAGGAAGTGGCACGAGCACGACATTCAGTGATGACCCCAATCAAGGATATGTGAATGCCTTCCTGGTTCGTGGAGATTTCCCTGATCCCAATGCAAGCGCGACGCTGGGTCAATTTACTCCCAATCCTCCAGGAGGAATTAATGATTCTTATACTGGTGTGACGTCTGCCAACTATTTGGTAAACAATCCTGTCACTTCCGGTCGTGTGCTCAATCAGAGCCGACAGGTTCATATTGCTCTTCGTGTTATTACTCGCGACTTTGATTCGACAGGAATCATTCGCTCTGACAACTTGTAAGGCGGAGCCGACTCTGTAAGGCGGAGCCGACTCTGTAAGGCGGAGCCGAGAAAACCCTTATCTTCTGTGTATAAATACTCAGAATATAGAGGAGAATGGCCGATCTGCAAAACAAAGCAAACCTAATGACTGCTGCACAATTAGGCATAACCGATCTCAATTCTGTTCCCCGCATGGATAGAGTCAACTCTGTTGCACTGCAGAATGCTTCTCCTCGTGGAGCACTTCTCTCGACAAAAGTTAACATGGCAAACGTCGATGCTGCCATCGCATCCTGCCAGGGATTGACGTATGAACAAGTCAAAGAGAAGAATATTGCCGCTCGAGTCTCGTCTACCGATACTTCCTGTGGATGGATTCAGTTTTCTCAAACAGGACAAGGTGCCAGCATTCTGGGAACATCCCAGCAACCCATTGGTCCCATGCCCCCCCAAGTGACACAAGGATCCAAATATTTTTCTCCTCAACTCACCACATCCTCTCGCTCCATAAATGACAATTGGGCAGAAGCTACCCTCTGCATTCCCAGTTCCACAGGATTTAGTTGTACAGAAGGATTTCAATCGAATAAGAAGATGCAAGAAAACTTTACCTCGAGTAAATTTTCCAGTGTTAACCAAGAGTTTGCCACTCCCTTTTTAGATCAATTACCCACCCCAAAAAGTGCTCCATTAACTCGCGATACCTATCTTCAGACTGATACGAATATTGGAACTATGGCAGCAACTCTGTACCAAGAATCCCAGAAAGGGTTGAGCGACCCAACGCTTGAAACTCGCTCCTCTTACTCCATCTTTACAAAAGCCATGACCTCTGGCGCCCCAGATATGGAATCCTGGGAAACTTCCTTCAAGTCAAACCCTGTGCCTACCGATCTCTACCCTCGCCCTAGCCGCGACGTCCCTGTCATCTATGGAAATCTCGAGGAACACGACTTCTGTGCCGAAATGAATGAACATACCATTATTAACGAAAACAATCTCTCCTGTCTGCAAAAGGAATGGCTGCGCAAGGGAGGGTCTGTGTACGATGCTGGATACCCCGATACACGCCTTTACGGAACTTGTTACGGGCGCATACGGAAAAATTGAAGGAAGCGGGGCGCGCCTAGCCAAGTCCTCCCATGAATCCCAAGTCTTTACGTCGACGAAATGCAGTCATCCACAGGATCAGTGGTATGTATAAAAAGAATATTCCTGACCCAGATCGGGGCGCCATCTATGACGTCTACCAGAAGTATACGATGCATACCGATTTGACCGAGGAAGAACTGGATGTCTTTCACAAGCGCCTAGATGATGTGCTAGTGAAAAACTTCCGTGAGTGGGTGGAGCCCCGTCTTGCCAACCAATCCATTCATCTCAATGCCATCGAAGAGATGGTTCACAACCAGCCATTCCCCGATCTGAGGCCTCTTCTCTGGTCACTGGTTGATCTATGGTCGCTAACCTACAAGGGACCCGTGGCATCCCTGGCAGAGATTGTGATGAATCCTCAGAATGTACATGCACACGAAGTGCTGAAGTCCACAACCGACGGGATTCTTCATCTAAGTCGTGTCGACGTTCCAGCAGGCCAAAAGACGTTAAAGGAGATTGCTGAGGCCTTCATGATCTATCCTGAGTTTGATTCATGCAAAGAGATTATGTCGTTCTTCTCAACGAACCTAGACCTGTATACCCAACTTCCCCTTTCCCTCAGGGAGAAGATTGAATCCGAGTTCTTGGAGATTAGGAAGGAGTACGATGAGGAAATTCAGGAGCATGAGGAGTGGTTTCGTCAAGAGGAGAATCTGGGTGACTATACCGAGTATATGGCAGCATATGAGAAAACCGCAAAGAAAGCAAAGTACCATCTCTTGTCCACCCCCACGCTAGCTGCCATGCTAGAGTTCTTGACAGCAAACTGGTTCAAGTTCTCTGAGATGCTACTTGTCGCTATACGGACAGAGTACTTTGCTCGCCACTATGCAAGGAAGACCGCAGTTGAGAAGACAATTACGGATATGCGGAACTGGGGAAACCGCGAGTCTGTCATGAAAAAGGGAGAGAATGTGTACAAGACAACCCTGCGAGGGGCTTGGGCGAAAATCAAGACGTCTCCTCACGCAAAGGAGCTGATCAACCGTCTCTGGGAAGAGTGTTCAGAGGCAGTCGACCTATGTGCAGACGGGCACGTAGGTCGACTGTGTAATGTGTTCGTAGGCTTTGACGATGCCTTCGAGAACTCCCTGAGTCCCATGGAGTATTTCCAGAATACGATTGCTCTCATTTCTGAGAGTGCTGCTCCTCTTGACATCCGTATCGAGCAGGCGAAGAAACTCATGGATGACATGAATATGCCAGAGGAGGAGCGTGCCCCCTGGATCGATGCGTTAGGATAGAAAATGATTTATCTCATAACTCTATAAAAGGGATGGACATATCGTTTCTGAACCATATCCGTAAGTCATATGCGATACAAAATATCGTTTTTCTTGGAAAGGCAGCGTTTTCCCGAACCTACAGAGGACTCGATCTGATTGTTTGCCGAGATATCTTTACCCATACTCCTCTTACACAAATCCTCGATACTCTTGAAGAGATTAAAGCGAGTGGAGCCAAGTATATTCTCGCCACTACCTTTTTGAATCGGACAAATACGGGATATACGTGTTTATTCAGCACTCCTTTTTCGTTTCCTCCACCCTTGGAACTTATTTCTCACCAGTGTATGACCTCATTTCCGAACTATGTTGATAAATCACTGGGTCTATGGCGTGTAGCTGATATCCCAACCTACATTCCACGCCATATTATTCAATGTTGGCATTCGAAAGAGTTACCTGAACTCTTACAAAAAAACTGTGCACTCATTCGCCAAGCTCATCCAGGATTCAAACATACGGTATTCAGCTTTGAGGAGTGCGAGACCTTCATTGCAGAGCATTTTGACCCGAAAGTTCTTCATGCGTACCAGAGCATTGTTCCTTCCGCCTTTAAATGCGATCTCTGGAGATATTGTGTATTATATACATACGGAGGAATCTATTTAGATATATCATTTGAACTGAAAGACTTTAGCTTTTTCGAGCTGATTAATAGGGAACACTTTACTAGCGAAGTACCAGGATTATTTCCCTATGGACAGGACAAATATAAAGGTGTGTCAAATGGACTGATGATCGTATATCCAGGCAATATACGAATGAAAAAAATGATTGATGCGATAGTTGATAATGTAGAGAAACAGTTTTATGGCCGAGGTGTATATGATATTACGGGGGCAGTCCTTCTAGGAAGTTTCTTTACCTTGGAGGAAAAAAAGAAATTACTCATTCAACGAGAAGTTACCTCCGATTATAATGGATGGACTTTACATGGACGACCCATTTTAGAACGCATAAAAGAGTATGATAAAGGATTGCCTGGACGTCCTGCAGGTAAACAGCTGTATATTAAACATTATTGGGACAGAACCGTATTTAAGTCGACCACGTGAGACCGACCCAAGAGATACTGCCGTCCTGGTTTGCTCCTGTTCTGCCTAAGACGGTGGAGGATGCATCAGGAGCTTTTCTGCGAAAGGATTCGTCCCAGCGATATAAAATATAAGAGAGAGCGGGAACTTGGCCATTTTCGGGATAGGCATAGAATTCCGTGCCGTCTTTTTTCTTCAGACGGATCCCTTTGATCTGGGCTTTGGCTTGGGGCTGTGGCTGGGGCTGAGGCTGGGGAGCAGAAGATGAAGTTGAACTTGAGCTCTCCTGCGGCTGCTCCACCTTTGGTTGCGCCGCAGCCGCGCTAACCGTTTCCCCATCAGGATATTCTTCTTTCGTCAAAATGATATCCTGTTTCAGCAACGGGTGGAACGCATATTCTTTATATCCCCCATCAAGCTCAATGCAGCCCAGACCTTCCTCTTCATTATCATATAAATTGATCTTGCAATCAATTGCACTCTGTTTCATTAAATTCTGGATCGACTGTAAAATGGTCTTCTTGCGCTGACTGAGCATATACAAATGTTCATCGGATGTCGGCACGTAATCCTTCACTCCCTCTGCTACAGGAAAGCCGAGAGACACAGCCTCTGCCGCAGGATAGCCATCATTCATTAAGGTTTCAGGGATCGGCACGTATTCACTTGATCCAGGGCGCATGGCATCAGGATGAAACACGGAACAGTAGGTGAAGACTTCCACCGTACGCTCATTTAGCGCGGGGTCTGGATTATACTGCAGATCCACGTGAGAACAGATACGCACCGCACGTCCTTTCACTTGATCCGTGCGCACGTGATTCCAATAGGGTTCCATGATATGTACGCGGCGAACATTACGGAGAGATAATCCCTCAGCTCCTGCACTGGTAATGCAAAAGACGGAACAGAGTTCTCCCTTCAGATTGCCTGTGAATCCAGCGGCCTCCAGAAGAGCAGAGAGGTCAGGAGGTAATTCTTTGAATCGCGTCCCTTCTGCCTTTTGCGGATCATACTTTGCATTAAATACACGAAGCGCCATGGTACGTTTCTCTCTCTCCTCTCCTCCAGTAAAAGACAGGAAACGTTTGATGGTGCGAGGATCCTTTCCATCGGTGCGTTGCGTCAAGGATTTGATCGTCTCTGGAGAAAATGTTTTTCCATCGGCAGAAATATCGAGGGGTTCAAATCCTTGTGCCTTCAAGACTTCTAAGAAAATCCCAATGCCTTCCATTTCCAAGAATTGACTGTAGACCAGATTACTTCCTGGGGATTCATTGATCCTCTTCAGCATCTCGGCATATTTAGGACTGTGATAGGAAAGTCCGAGAGGATTGATCGTACCGTCGCGCTTATTCAAGGTCAGAGAATCCTTGGCAAGAACACGAAGACACCGTTTCGATTCACGGATCGCATCTGCATACGTCCCCCCTGGAACCGTTCCTGCAGCACAGATTTTCTTCAGCTCCTCCCTTTCCTTTAATAAACTACTCATGGGTAAAGTACCTGTGGTCGTTGGCACCACTGGCTGTTCCTCGAGGATGAGGACGGGTGCCACTTCTGCCTCTGCATCTGCATCTGCCTCTCCAGAAGCAGAGCCTCCCCCTTCAAGGCGCTCATCGTCAACCTCTTTGGCCAATTCCTGATCTTCTTTCGTCGGCATATCCTCGCGCTCAATAATCACATCATTGGGAGAATCCGCTTCAATCTCTAACATTTCACTGGCCTGTTCTTGAGTGGGGCGAGGACGACGAACATTCTTAGGAAACGCAAAGGTTCCCACTTGACGACTGTACATACGGTAGCTCGTCGATGATTTAGAGCTCGTCAGCCCGTATAATTCCGCCCATAAATTCCCCATCTTACCCACCATCCCTGGCTCTCCCGCATCTCCCTTCTTCTTGGAGGCATTCAACTCCTGCACACGTACACTACAATACTGAGCATGCACATAGGGAGAAAAGGGAACTCGTACCAGCTCGTCTTTCACCACCAAGGGCATTAATTCTTTCTTGCTGCCTTTGTAATAGGAGATTAATCCCTGGATACGTTTACGGATGACCAGCTTATTTAAAATACGCGAATCGTCCTTCTCATCCAAAAAGTATTTACGGAACTCATCACCAATAGGAGGGAGAATGGGTTCAGAGTGAAAGGTAGGCGTGGCTGTCGAAAAGCCCATTCGCTCTAAATCCGTTTGGAGCTTTGCAATAAGGGTGTCAAAGGGAGGTTGTTCCGCCCGTGTCACGCCTCGATCCATCTTTTTCATTCCTTCAGGAACCATCGTCAGAAAGACTTTCGTATTCTTTCCATCGCGCTTCACTTCCACATAATCAATAAAAGGATCCTCGTTCATCTGAGTCTCGATAGCCTTGATCTGGGCATCAGAAGTGGGGGATAAGATATAGAGGGACGCAGTATGAATATATCCTCCTAATAAATTCATTAAAATGGCCACTTCTTCAGGAAAGTTAATGAGAGGAGTTCCTGACAATCCAATGATCTTCGTTCCTTTTGCTCCAACTAAGAGACGGTATAACATATATCCGCGCTTATAGTTCTTACTTGGATCATCACACAGGGTCGGCTTCCATCGGCTATGGGTTACAGGTTCGACCTGCACCTTGCGGCGCTTTTGATAGAGGGAAGGCAGGTTTGATAAATAGGGTTCGATCGTTCCCTGCATTAATCTCGTCATATTGTGCACCTCGTCAATAATGATGACCGCATTATCAAAAAAGTCAGGTTGCTCACAGGCAATCCGTTTTAACTCCTTGGCGCTGATTCCATTATAATTAATGAAGGTAATACGTGCCTGGATCTGCGCCTGGATCTGCTTTTGAATCTGCTCCTTCTCCTCACCAGAAAGCTTCTCCACATTTGGTTCCACGTCAAATTCAGGAATCCAGATGGTTTTAGCCGTGCGTAAATAGGATTCAGGAAGCCCTAAGACTTCCGCAGCAAAGGCTTGCAGAATATCCCAATCAGCGCGAGTTGACTCATACTTCTCCCAGTAATTTTCCATACGGTAATGACGGAATCCACAGAAGCCTACTTCACGAATAAAGTTGTCTCGCAGGGAAAACGGTGTCATCACAATGATACGTTTCTTGTCGACGGAATAGATTGCCTCGGCAGCGGCGATGGCGGAACAGGTCTTTCCAGATCCGAGACCATGATACACGAGCAGGCCTCGGTAAGGACTGGCTTGACGCATATATTCACGAACGAATTTCTGATACTCGTACATTTCCACGGAGGTTTGTTGCGTACTGGCGATTTTGTCACAGGCATTGTAATCAACGGATGCATCAGGAATCTTTTTCGCTGCAAAACTGGAATATAATTCGAAAATATCATCTTGGAAGGAAAGGCGGGTTTGTAAGGGAAAGACCACCTGCTTTTTCTCGCGATAGGGATTGTCTGTTTCAATCCCGAGAATGGCTTCTTTCGCCTTGGCAAGATCAACAGGTTCACCCTCTTGTTTAGGCTTGGGCTTGGCCTTGGCAACTCTTGGTTTTGTCTGTTGAACGGTAGACCCCCCTGCACCTGTGACGAGGGCTTCATCAGGTTTTCCACCTGAACCACCAGCAGCCCCTCCAATAGGAGACTTTAAGGATGAAAAATCATCGGGCTTTGTGACTTCGTTTGCCTTTCGTAAGGGTTCAGGTGCAACACGAATGGTGATCCCCTGTTTCAGAGGGAGCCGAAAAGCAGGAATTGGTTTCTTCGGAACTTCAGACATTCTATCATCGCATGATATTCTTATAGGGATTCAAGCACAGCAAGTGCAAGCCGAGAAGCTTCCTGTTCAGCGACTTTCTTATTTCTTGCCGTAGATGTTGCCAAGATATTCTTTTCATTGGTGGGATCAATCACTCCCATCGTAAAGATGCGATCATGGGGTGGACCTTTGACTTCGACCTCTTTATACCTGGGCGGCTGGTGGTATTTCGACTGGCAAAAGCGGAGCAACTTGTCCTTATAATTAATATCGTCGGTGATGAGGTCAACGAAGTTAATATGACGCTCAATGAGGGTAATGAGAAAGCGCTGGACGTGGGTAAAAGCGAGCCCGGGATTCTCGGGGGTCTCAAAGTTTTTATAGAGAGCATGTACCCAGGCTTCCAATAAGCTGCCAAGAAGACGGAGGTTTCCTCTGCCTCCTTGACATACCTCCTCGACGTGGCGACTCACAATGATCCATGGTTCGAGTCCCATTTTCTTTGCCAGGAGACCTAGCATATTGTTGTTGACGATACGTGTGCGAATACGAGTAAGGAAGCCCTCTCCTCTCCCGGCGTATCTCTCATATAAATACATTGCCACCACACATCCCAATAAACTGTCTCCAGCAAACTCGGATTCTTCATTGTCAGCCTCTTGAAGGGGTAGACAGTCAGGAGGGCGCTCCACAAGTTTCTGTTCATCCTTATTCTCTTCCCACTCTTCCGTGCGATCCACGTAGGATTTATGGACACAGGCATTGCGAAAGAGATCTGGCTTAGGAGGGGCAGTCTGAATTCCGTACGTCCGAAGAATGCTGGTGATGGTCGCATCATCAATCTTCTTATTTTTGGGATTCCAGGGATTGAATACTTTGATCTCGTCCTTTTTTCCGGAAAAGGACTCCATCTTCAAAACAGGACTTGAAATAGATGTCGTCTGGCAGTTCAACTTTATCAGGTCCCATAGGGAAGGCTACAACGGGTCCCACGGGTCCCATAGATCCCACGGGTCCCATAGGTCCCACGGGTTCCACAAAGGCAAAAGCAAAGCTTCCCTATCAACTTGGCAAACTGTTAACAGGGAAACTAAATTCAACTAAATTACCTGATGTTATTTCGATATTTGATGTTGAATTTTTCAATTTAACAACCTGTTATAAGGCTGAAAAAACATCGAACGTATGCGACGCAAATACACCTCCTGCAACTGCACCTCCTGATCCAAGTGCACCACCTCCTGATCCAAGTGCACCTCCTGTGGATGAAAAACCAAGTGGTCCCACAGGCAATTTATCATTAGCATCATCCTATTTAGGCAAAAATATCTCTCCTACTGGCACATCCTCTGAATCCTACAGTTACAAGACACGGAAAGAATTCGAAAAGCTATATCTAGGTGAATTAACAAAAGAACAGAAAAAGGTTATGATTAAATTATTCCGATTTATGTTTACGAAAGAGCCTGTCGCTACCTTAGATTCTGATTCCACCTTTTTACTGAAACAATTGCCTGCGTTTTACAAGGCACCCTGTAAAGGGGAAGGAGCTCAAGGTGTCTTATGGGAGTTATTCAAACAATGTATTACCTTTCGTATTGAAGGCTCTGGTAAAGGGGGGTTAAATGGGGAAATCAATAGTCTTCAACAAATTCTTCCTGAGAATAATCAAGAGTTCAAGAATAAACAATATCTCCGTGCACAACTCCTTCGTCTCCTCAAGGTCATGGAAGAAGATGGAACGTGTATGACGTTTTCCGATAAGGGGGGAATCTTATCCTTAAGTCGTCATCATACCGCCATTCTTGACTTAATTAAACGAACGGTAATAAGCTTAATGAAGGAGAGTCCTATTACAGAGGAAGATCAGTCAAAACAACTTGATATACTGCTAAACGAAATCAAGAATCTGACCGAAAGTACGGAAGATCCTAATGTATTATTTAATGATATGTTGTCTGTGGTAAGAGCCCAGTTTAAAACGCTCGATTCTGCCGATAAGGGTATCACACTCTTAGAACAAAAGCTGAAAGAGTATGATGAAGCATTCGCTACCCTCACAGGTACAGCTGTTAGAATGGGAAAAATAACAAAAGGTGGATATGTCCAAACAGGAGGTGCCGACGCCGACGTTGACGACGAAGAATACGATCGTGTCTTTACGAGTGCCATGGAACATTTGCACGGGATGAAGACTGGGCGCGATGAACTCCTCGCCTCCATTCATGACATTCTTGATACGAAAGGAGATATTGAAGAAGCTATTGAGCAAGCCGTCTATCGCAAAGGCTTTTCTCTTTCCTCCGCGGTGAAACGCTTAAGTGACCTTGAGGGAAGTGCAAGGGCGAAATCATTTATCCGCTGTATACAAACTCTATTAGAAATCAAAGAAGCACAACTAAATTCGTTCGAGGCTCCCACTCTTCCTCCTGGTGAAGCCCGTTACCTGAAGACTTTGGAGACCTATCCTTTTTTACGTTCCTATACAGAACCTTTACTTTCTCTATCCAAAGCAGCATTTGCATTGGAAAAGAAAGGAAAGACGTTGCGCCATATCTATCCCTATACGGAAGCGCTCATGGAGGATATCGAGCTTATCCGAGAGAAGGAAGATCCTTGTTGTCTGTTCTACAAGGCGATGCTGGTCAAGCAGCCCAAGGCTCGTAAACTCTGTGCGAAGGCAGCCGATATCCCTCAGTGCAAGAAAATCATTGAGGATGTCTTGGCGAAGCTGAATGCTATTCCTTACGCGGAGGGCTTACAGTTTACCCCTATTGAATTACCAAAGACTTTCTGGCTCATTGCCGATGTGATTCGTCCGTTAAAGGTGGATGGATTACCCATTACGGTTCATCGTCCCCTGCCCGAATTCGAGGAAGTTCTGGGGGATACTGATTTTGTCTTATCAGGTAAAGGAACGGTGTTAAAGGGGATCAAGAATCTTGAGATTGATGTTAAAGAGGAAATGGATGAGCTTCGCAAGGGGGAGATTTCTATTGGCGCGATCTTGTTTCTTTATCTCTATATAAACTGTAATCAGCATATAGATGCCTGAACCTGTGCGAGTCAATGTTGCCCTCAAAGCAAAATACGCTGCCTATACTGCCCTGGTCTTTTTCTTAGTAGCGAATCCAGAAACGTATCGGCTCTTTCAGCGTGCTTTCGGAACGTGGATTCATATTGCTGATGGAGGATGCCCAACACCGCAAGGATTCTTTTTTCATACGGCAGTGTTTTTCCTCTTGCTTTGGGCACTCATGCTGTTTCCTCGAGACTGAGGCCTGGGCTGAAGGCCGCGACGCAGGCCGCGACAGTTAAAGCATCCGTATACAGACACGGTATGCAAGCCCGGCTTGTCCTTTCCCAAGGTCAATGGATTTCCGTTCCTCTTCCCATGGGTCGTGATCCCACATGGACGGTAGATGAGGAGTATATCTTTGCTGCTGCCTATGCCTCTGGTCTGAACAAGTTCGGTGAAGCCCGAGCCAAGAGCGTAGCGGAAGCCATCGTACTCCGCCGTCTGTATCCTGGACTCACCTTTCCCAGCCTAGAATCCGATATACAAAGTATTATTCCTAACTAGAATGAAGCTCGGTAAACTGTCTATGAAGTATGTTATCTGTGTGGTCGTGGGTGCTGCAGTTCTGTATGCCATTGTCTATGGCGTATCTAAGCTCATGAAGCCCGAAGGGTTTGAGTCCGGATCGACCTTCACCCTCTACTACGCTGACTGGTGCCCTCATTGTAAGACGGTGAAGCCTGCCTTTGAATCCTGGATGTCTTCTCAGACCTTAGTGACCGCGAAGATGTACGAGGCCGATCGTGATGCTGACAAGATCCAGGCAGCAGGAGTGAAGGGGTTTCCTACCTTCCAGCTGACCAAGGCAGACGGCAGTGTGCTTGATTGCACCGCAAGGGATCCCGCAGGATGGAATGCATTCCTCAAGGCAAATATGTAAAGAAAAAAGTTGATCGTTTATGTAGGCCATGAATCATGTCCTACATGCAAGATTGGACTCCTGTGATTTTACGCTCTGGTAAGAAGGTGGGGACAACTGCAACCAATCCCCATGTGACACGGTCTGTTGCCGCACAGACTGCTCTGAATGTCGAGAAGGCGCCTACAGACAAGGCTGTGAAGAAGCTGTCTGCTGAGAGTCGCACCACTCTCATTGCAAAGCGGGCAGCGTTGAAGATGACGCAGGTTCAGCTCAATCAGCGCTGCTCCTTCCCTCCTAATACCATTCGGGATCTGGAGAATGGTACGCTCTGCCCAAGTAATGGGCAACTCAATTTACTGAATCGGATTATTGGCGGGGGGCTTCGCCTCGGCTAGTTGAATCGCCTCGAGAATCATCTCCAAGCTAATCTTGCAGTCACTCACCTCTAACACATGCCCTCCACTGCCTCTAGCCGACTCAATACCAAAGGGAGAATCTTCCAGAATTAAACACTCACTTGGAGTCAATCCGTAGCGACTATATAAGGTTAAATACGGAGCAGGAGATGGCTTTGGTTCAGGGGTATCTTCATTTGAAATGATTCCTGTAAAAAAGGGAAGTACCCCCATCCCACCTAGACATCTTACGATAGTCGAGCGAATACTATTACTTACACAATAGACAGTATAGTGTTGCACAAGATATCGGCAGATCTCCTGTACCTTTGCATCCTCGTGGATATACTGATCTATAGTTTTTTCCGTTAGCTCTTGTTTACGGCCAAAGACGGCATCATCAAGATCTAAGAGCTCTATCTTTTTTCGAGTTGACAGACCATTTAAATGAGTATCATGGTACTCGGAGGTAATGTTTAAATCAGGGCGAAGCTCCGCCACCGCTTGAAGGAACATCTCTTTATGAAAGGTACATCCATCAAAAAGTACTCCATCTAAATCAAATACGATCGCATGGATCATCTATTCGTGAGAATCATTTACTAAGGATTTTAATCCGCAGATTTGGCTTATAGAAACAATAGCTCTAACCTTAGGATGAATCTAGACTGCGAATTTATTAGCCCAACGCGCTAAATCTTTCGAATGAATGTGCAAATTCATCAACGGAAGACCATTCAGCCAAGGCTTTCCATCTTCCCACTCGATCGTCACCTTATCGCATTGAAATACAGTGGTTTCATTAATAAATCCTCGTGTATCTCCTGGCTGATTCCTAGGATCAACTCCGCCAATATATTGACCCACGCATGCCCCGTCAAAGAGACAGCCAAAGGCCTCCGCATACTCAGTGTAGTGTTGGGGAAGAGGAGCGCAATAGTTCGTAATGATGGGAAGACAGCCAACTCCCCTGCTGCCGCGTTGAAATTGAGCCAGAGCGGTCATATCATTCATTCCAGCTCGAGAGCAGTCTATGCAGGTATGAAGTAACTCTTCCAGAATGGATGGTGTCTTGAAGTAGACGAAGCCAGGAATACACCGATCCTCTGCATCAAGCACACACCACATTTCCTTTTGCTGAAACATGGGGAGCTTCTCGAGAAAATCCATATAGAGAAGAATATCATTTTCTATATGAAACACATCCGTCAATCCCTCCTTCATCATATGCGTATAGAGATAAAAGAACCGCTTGGTTGCATACTTCCAAAAGCCCCCCCACATATGAGAATCGAGAGTCATACTTCGTTCAAACTCTTGATGTAAGGCATCGAGAGGAAGGGTATCTAAGGGGAAAGGGGTGACTCTACCGCGTAAGAGGGGAATATGTTTTCGCTCAAGTAACACATGGATTGGAGTCTGGCTGATCACATTTACTTGTGCAATACAATCATTCATATAGGAGGGAAAGTCATCTCCTATATGAACGAGAACCAGCATATACGTATTTAGTATCTACACTCTTTATGTGATGTGCTAACCTGTGCATACTTACGAGAAGTCATTTCTTAAATGATGATGGTATGAAATATAGTCGTAATCAAGGGTCAAGTCTAAGGTCTCCACATTTGCCCAGTCTAACGGACGAAGTATAATTTCGTCTCGATGGAATGTGAGAATGAAATTAAAATAGAGTTCATATTCCGATGCACCTGCCGTACCATATGCTTCGCGCGAATCACTACTCCCCACTTTGCTGAGAAATGTTATCCAGAAAGGATCTCCATTTTGTTCGACCAAATCCATAAGTTCTTTTACGAATCGTTGTTCAAACATCATATGGTGACATATTCCCGAAATGGGTTCGACTTTGGTCAGACCAGGAAGAAGTCGATTCATATGCTCAAAATAGTATGGCCAATATTCAGTCCCATTTGCATATAAACACTTATTATCTTGTATAAACGATGTTGGTCGTAAGAAAAAGGTATCCGCGTCAATGACTAACCAGCGAGGCAAAAGTTCAGGAATAACTGACCCAGCATACAGTTTAATCAGTTGTTGAAAATACCATGCATTCCGCCGATATTCATCTGACTTTGCATAGGTATGCAACTCGCTAACGTTAAATGGAAATATACGTTCATCAACAAAAATACACGGGGGAGAAACAAATGATTCAACCTCCGCTGCTGCGACAACGTATATATTTCTATATCCTATACAATTTGTTTGGGTAAACCCAAGTTGTTTCAGAAGAAGAAAGCTATCATTTGGACCAACAGGAATAACGATATCGTACATCTTTTCTTTCCTATGAATCTAAGCCACCGAGTATCGCCGCGCTGGCTTCGTCATTGGCTCGGCATCGAGGAAGGCGAGGCAGGCGGCGTGTCCCTGGAGAATGAGTTGCTCTTTTGATTCCTTCGTTGAACACGACAAGAAGTGTCCTGGATCGACATGAATATCAATCATTTTATAGCGGCGTAAATAATACTGATTCCGCTGGGCAAAGAATGACTTCATTGCATAGGTAAATATACTACTCATTTCATTCTTCATCTCTTCCTGAACCATGCTAAACACGACTGAGAGCGTCTGCCGCTTTTCTTCCTCCGTGAGAAAGACAAACGGCATATTATGAATGAGACCTGCATCATAGTACAAGGTTTCTGTAAAAGGGTCTTTCATCGGGGCAAAGATGACGGGGAGACACATTGACGCTCGTACGGCAAAGAGGAGGGGGTGCTTCGGCGTCTTCTCGGCACTGAATTCTTGAACGGTCGTGCTTTGTAAACGGGTAGCATAGCAGCGGAAAAAGGGGTATTTCGGTAAGTCGGCAAAGGTGGTTGTTGCGGAATAGCCTTTTCCTTCCAGGAGACCGGTAATAAAGGCGGTGAGCAGATCACCCGAATTCACACAGAGGGTTTGGTAAAAGAAGAGTGCTGAGTCCGATTCAATACTGGTAAAGGCGGTGAGATCAATCTCGAATAAGAGGGATTCTATTTCCTCGAGCGTATAGCCAAGGACATGAAGAAGCCCGACGAGAGCCCCTGCACTAATTCCTACGACACCCTTGATTTGTTTGATGAGATTCCGTTGGCCGAGGGCTTTCAGGACACCGAGATGAAGAATGCCGAGATGCCCCCCTCCGCACAGAGATAGGATACGCGAAGGAATGCGTACGTTAAAAGATTTCCTGTCGTTAGATGTCATTTCGGAAAGACGTGATCCAGGTTCCGAGGATGGAAGTGAAACAGTTATATGATCAGAGGAAACGGCGGGATCATGCGCGCCTTCGGTCGTACAATACCCTTCTTGAGCAGATTTATCATCGGGTCTACTCATCCTCCCAGCTACCCGGGACAACAGCTTCTATTTTATATTCTGTTCCGCCCTTCATCCTAGGTCTGCCCAAGATGGATATGGAAGATTGTATTGTCTACATTGTCTTTCAGCTTCGAACGACTGGGTTTGAGGTGAAATTCACGTGGCCGAACTTGCTCTATATTTCCTGGGCACATCACGAGGCGTCGTATCTCGAATCACAGAATCCCATTGTACAGGCCATGTTACGAGAAGCCAAGAGTGCTCCTACGCCGGCGCCGGCACCTGCACTCCCCCTGCCAAAAGCAGCGCCGAAGAAGAAGCAATTGCCTTCCGTGCCTACAGTGCCGCCAAAGTCAACGGTGAGTTTCAATACCGAGATTGATATTATTACAGCAACCCAGCCCTATACATCGTTCGGATCTCCCCCGAAACGGGAAACATCCGAATATGTACCACCTGATTCTTTTATTCAAACAATGGAACGACCGGTAAAGCAGCTGCCTTCTTTCCAGCCGATACACGATGCACAGTCTTTACAACGGGCGCAGGCGCAACTGAAGCCCCAGAATCCGAGATCAGTTCTGGATGATTTGTGGGGATAGCAGCTGCGGAGCCTGCTACGGCTGAGCCTGCAGCTGCTGAATGCAACAGCCCATGCAATCGCTCCGCCTTCACCTTTCCAAAGGTCTGTTTCCCCACCTTGACTGCTGCCAATGACTCTTTCGATGCCGCAAAGACGGCATCTAACGATCCCAGTGCAGTAAGCAGATCATTCGCCATTGACATACTTATGCCGCGGCAACAGGCCAGCACCGACGCCGCGAAAATGCGCGGATCGTCGCTATTGGCCTGGCGCGACGACCCCCGTGTTTCCACATACGTCATGGTAGCCGGCTGTTCAAACGTCGTCTTATCCGTCATCCACTGCTCCTCTAACAGGGTACAAAGATCCGCCGTCTCCTGCAGCGATGCCGTGCGAAAGACAGGAATATGGTAGCGAATGGAGAGACGGGTCAGATGCTTCTGAAGCGCCGAGGTCGCCATACGATTGCCTTTCATCGCTCCCTCAATAATATAGACGAGCGACCGCCCCTTTTCCGTGGCAAAGGCCATACACCGACTCCGCTGTTCCCGATAGCGCCCATCCAGAATACTCGCTTCCAGATCAGCCACCGACTTCCGTTCAAGGATGAGTCCTTTTTCTTCTCCTATCCAAATATCTCCCACATCCAAGGTTACCGATGTGGCGCCTGGCAGTAATGCGCTGAGTCCATGTTCTCGTGAGTCCAGGATCATCCTGCGTTATAATCGCCACCCCCATTTAACCCTGTCCTAAGAGAATGTCAATCGAATCCGTGATTGACTCCTTACAGCTAAGTCGTCAAGACTATACAAACAGAGAACACTTCTTACACCGTTGCCGCGTGGAACTAGACCCCTTCGTCTATTCGTATTTAAAGGATACCTATGGCAAAGCCCTCGATGCACACTGGGACTCCTGCACCATTCCTCTCGTCTCATCCAAAGCCATTCTTATTGTGGAACGTCGCTGCCACCCGAATCTCGAGTTTACCATCAAGAACGCCGTGTATTTTGCTAGAGGGTACAGCCTTCATATTATCTGCAGCCAAGCAAACTTGGCTTTTGTAAAAGAGATCTGTGGATCCCAGATGGTGCATATCCATCCTGTGTTTACCACCATAGGCACTGCTGAAGCAGGAAAACGCGACTATAATGCCCTTCTGAAATCCTATGGATTCTGGGCGAGTTTTCCTGAAGAGTATTTTCTCTGTATGGAAACTGATTCGTATTTAGTCAGACCAGTTCCTGAGTATCTATCTGAGTATAATTATGTTGCCTCACGATGGCACTGGGTTCCTGGTCAAGCAGGAGGAGGAGGAATCAGTCATCGCCGTCGTTCCTTCATGTTAGAGATTTGTGTGCTTCCATCCTTACAAGCGATTGAGATGCAAGATACGTTTGCTTCCCAAGGACTACTTGAACTGGGATATCCTGTGTTAGAGAAGCAAGTGTTTTGCGAATCGTCCTGTCATTATGAACTTATCGGAACCCATCAGTGGTGGACGTTCATCTGTGAACATGCATCCGATAGGAATCAGTACATATCAGTGATGCTCACGCTAGAAATTGATGGCGGCGGGGCTGCGCCATAAAGTCCCCATGAGTATCCTGAACGATGATGAGAATTACTTTCCTCGCATCTATGACTGGATTCGCTATCCCCCTATCAAGTCTGTCGTGCAACGATATGGAATTCATCCGCGACTTATCATGTACGCTGAGGAAATAACGAGTCATTTGATCAAGATGTTCTTTCGCTTTACAGTAGTCAATGACTTTAGTATACTGAATAGCTTACGATATATCCTCAGCATTCCCGCGGGGAGTGATGATGTCGAGCGGATGCGACATACGGAATGTTTTCTTCAGATCATTCAACATGAGACGAAATATGATGCTCTTCTCCTGGAGGCCTTCCTCGAGGACAAGGGACTCTGTACCTACCCGCGAGCCTGGATAGGATATGCCTATACAGAACTTTGGCCATTCTTAGTCTATCCCACGGTCGAAGCATCTCCAGGAATTCATGCATGGAGAGAAGGCAAGCGAATCATCCAACATGTGACGATGGCTCCTCTCTTGACCTTTCCCATGGTAGAAGATGATATATATTCATAAGCCACTAGTAGATGAGCTTATGTAAGTATAAAGATTCCTTAGGGAAACCAAATGAAGGTGTTCATTCCTATCGCCTCTTTGGTATCGCCGTTGTGGATGTGATCTTAACCATCCTTTTGGCTGCATTCATTTCGTTTATCACTAACACACCCTTCGTCTATACGATGATCGCTACCTTTATTGCAGGCATCTTTGCTCATCGTCTTTTTTGTGTCAGAACCAAGGTCGACACCTTACTATTTCCGTCTAATACCAATTCTGCATCGGCTGATTAGGAGCAAAGGATCGTTCCAGACCAGGAGTGAATCGGGTATAGTCCCATTTGCCATCACGGGTGGAATCTCCAGGAGTAAAAAAGGGATCCAGTCCCTGCTGCTCAGACGTATAGATGACGGGGGCAACGATGGTATTCTCTTTTGAAGCGGGAGAAGCATCCGTCGTCGCCTCAGCATCAGGCTCATAGGAAATGGGATTCGCCTTATTCCTTACCCCTGTGATAATGAATACATTCGAATCCGTCGTGGATGGCTTCATATCGGCAATTTGTCCCCGTGCAGAATAAATACGATCAATGATTTCTTTCGCATCCTCGGCATCATATGTCGTCAGTTCCTGGGGTTTCTTGGGAACATAGGTGGACAGAATCTCCTTTTCTGTACCCGGGGGAATCGCAAACCCTTCGATCCTAGCATAGGGATTTGAGCCTAGTTGAGGAGTTTGTTGCTTGTGGAAAAGATCGCTCTGAAACTCGGCCATTCCTTCTTGGAAGGTGGCGGAACTGGGAGGCTGGGTTGACCAATCCATAGGATAGGCCGACATGAGAAGATCGCGATTGGCTTTTGTGATTGCCTTTTCCCCTTCATTTGCAAACACAAGATTATACTCGTAATCATCCACTTCATTTATCGGAGTAATTGCAAAAGGAGGTTGTACAGTAATAGTCTCCTTATCCTCAAAGGTTTCTTCAGGATCTGCTTGGGGAGTCTGAGTTGGCTGATTCCATTGAACCAGAAGAACAATCAATACAAGTATAATGATGAGTATTCCTAAATAGATTCGCATCCTTCTAGTGTACAAGAATATTTCTAGTAAGCTATTACATGGGTGTATACACCCACTTTTTTCCGAAAATCAGCCAGACCAGGGAGACCAGACACAGCATCCAGAAGAATGTGATAAAACTTTGTGTTTGATACGATATAATTGCAATACCAGCGGCTACTGCAACATAGAGAAAAAACAGGAAAAATCCACTATTTTGTAGAGATTGGTGCGCTGTTGGAGCAAGCAACGACTGAGCTCCGTTGAAATACACAACGAGGAATAAGGCACCAAGCGCCATAGGCAGATAGGCGGATGAATTCATCTCTTCTACTAATAGATGTCGAAAGCAAAGTCGTTACACGTCGATTCTCTCGCTTCCGCAAAAAAGATCGACGGCGTCATGAAGAACGGGTATGTTACCATCGCGGTCATTGTTGCTGATTGGTGCGGGGCATGCAAACGCGTAAAGCCCCATTGGCTGAACATGTTAAAGAAGAAGAACAAGAAGAATGTGGTTCTGGTGAACAATGAAGTCTTTCCCAAGACTCCTTTAAACCATCTGAATATCACTCACTTTCCAAGTGTCTTTGAAATTGCTCCTGGCAAAGAACCTGTCCTGTTAAAGAATGTCTCTGATCCTGCCGCAATTGAATCTGCTGTTAATGGCTTCATGAATGCAGAAGTGGATGCAGATGCAAAGGCAGAGGAGCCTAACTGGAAGGAGCCAAAATCCATTCCCGCTTCCGAGTTTGTGAATAATGTCAAGACACTGACGGCGGCGAATACTCTGACCGCGGGCAACACTCTGAAGAAGCCGAATAACGTTCCCAATAGTCTCGTGGTCATGTCTCCCAAAAGCTTCCGTCCCTCTCTCGAGCCCCTGAAGGGCGGGAGAAGGAGTAGACGTCAGATACGTAAACGCCAGCGCCAAACCCGGAAAAATTGATCAATCCATGAGCGTTTAATTCTGTCCCACTCTGAATGTACATCCATATCTTTGATGCACATTCCGAAGATAGATTCGGTGATACCCGTCACTATTGTATTCAACTCTTTGGTGCAACTGCCAAAGGAACTCCCGTCCGTGTGGATGTTACCGGATTCCGCCCCTTTCTCTTTGTCCGTCTTCCCGACGGTGAAGATACCGAACGATCCAAGCGCCGCATTGTCGATAGTATCAATCGTGCGGATAAGAAATCCGAGCTCGCCGATCTCGAGGTTACCTTGGTGCAGCGAGAAGTCTTGTACGGATACACGGGTGGTAAGACGTTCCCCTTTCTTCAGCTCTCCGTCGGGCACAGCGCAGCCTTCTTTGCTCTGAAGAGGATCCTGCTCACGGATACTCAGACCCCTAATCTGAAAGTCGATGGTCAGCTCATCCGGGTCTACGAATCCAACATCGATCCCATGCTTCGCTTCTTCCATATGCGAAAGATCAATCCCTGCGGCTGGATATCCATTGATGTTGACGAGGACGAGGAGGAGATACACATTGAGTGTGAGTGGACAGATATTGAGCCGTGCCCTGAACCGCCCGCCCCCGTCGCCTCCTTTCGCCATGTCATTTGGGATATTGAGTGTGATTCCTTCGATGGAAGTTTCCCTGTGGCAAAACAAGGCTATCGTCGGGTCGCCAAACAGCTGTGTGCGCACTGTGAAACGGTGGAGGAGATTCCTCTCGCCCTCGCCGACGCCTTTGCAGGAAAAGGGGTCATCCAAATCCCTCCTCGGCAGAAAGCTGGCAAGGTTCCTGATATTCCCAGCACACTTATCGATGCTTGCAGGAAAGTATGGGAGAAGCGCACAGGATCTCCCAAGGAGAAGGAGGAATGTACTCTAGCTGTCACAGCGGCGCTAGACTCTGCCTTTCGAAAGATGCCGCTTGCAGGAGATCCCATTATTCAGATCGGGTCAATTTTGGTCGATGGGGAGACGGAACGCCATATCTTTGTCCTGGGAACATGCGATCCTATTCCAGGCGTCAAGGTGCATGTCTTCCATAGTGAATCTGAACTTCTCCTCGCCTGGTTTGAGTGGCTCATTGAGTCACAGGTCGACATCTTCGTCGGCTACAATACCAACTGTTTTGATGAGAAATATGTGTGGGAACGTCTGGAGGAGCTTGAACTGACGGATGAACCCTGTGTGCAGCAACTCTCTCGTCTTCATGAGGAGGGGCGCACAGGAGTAAAGCTCGAGGAGAAGCGCCTGGCTTCCTCAGCTCTTGGGGATAATCTCCTCTTTCTCTGGACAACTCCTGGAAGACTTCGCATTGATCTCCTCGGCCATATTCGGCGCAAGGCACAACTTCCTTCCTATAAACTCGATTCCGTCTGTGCCGTGTACTTGAGTGGGGTGTTAAAGGGAATTGAGTCGCTCGGTGAGGGGAAGTGGTTGCTCAAGACGAGCCAGAAGAAGGATGCGCGTGTAGGGAGAGCCATCCAGATCCTGGACGGTCTGGGAGAGGATCTGACGGAGAAGATGGCCATTACAGGCATCACGGACGATGGGCTCTTGGTGACATCTGAGGAAGATCTTAGCATCCTGGGAGATGCAGAGCGATGGGCAGTGGTGAAGGATGACGTCAGTCCCCAGGATATCTTTCGCCTTCAGAAGGGCAGCGCAGCGGATCGAGCCATCGTGGCGGCCTATTGCGTGCAGGATTGCGAGTTGACGTACGAGCTGTATAAGAAGCTGGAAGTGTTCAATGAGACCATGTCAATGGCGAATGTGTGTTCTGTGCCAGTGTCCTATATCTTTACGCGAGGCCAGGGCATTAAGATTGAGTCGCTCATCTTCAAGGATTGTCGAGAGTTCGGGCAGCTCATTGAAGTGTTGGAAGTTCCTCCTCGTGAACCGAAGAATGATGAGGTGTTCGACGCCATGAAGGAACAGTATGGCCTGGCGGGAGTCATTGGCATGAAGGAGGCGCTGCAGGGGAAGTCGTTCAAGGAAAAGAAGGCACTGGAGAAACTGATTCAACTGCAGGAACATGCGGATCTGCCCGAGGAAGGGTATGAGGGGGCAGTGGTGCTGGTTCCTGAGCCAAATTTCTATACGAGTCCCATTGGTGTTTGTGATTTTGCTTCTCTGTATCCAAGTACCATCATCAGTGAAAACATTAGTCACGATATGCTGGTCTGGGTGAAAGATTATAGTCTGGACGGGAAACTGGTCGATTGTCAAGGGTCAGTGGAGGATGAGGCGCATGCCCCTCCAGGGACGGCATGGACGGACATTGAGTTTGATATTCTGAGTGCTCGTGCGGATGATAAGCGGAAGCATCCTGTCAAAGAGAAGGTTGGGTACCGTATCTGTCGCTTTGCCCAGCCGGCTGGGAAAGGGAGTCTCCCAAAGATTGTGGCGAAACTGTTGGCGGCGAGAAAGGCGAAGCGTGTCGAGCTTGCCAAGACTGCCGATCCTTTCAAGAAGGCGCTTCTTGATGCGGAACAAAATGCCTACAAGATCACGGCGAACTCTCTTTATGGTCAGCTCGGTTCTCCAACCTTCAAGATCCGTCTGCAGCATTTGGCCGCCTCAGTGACTGCATATGGGCGAAAGCAGATCATGTTCAGCAAGGATGCCATTGAACAATTCTATGGTCCTGCAGCAGGAGATCCACGCTGCTCGGCGGAGATTGTCTATGGCGATACAGATTCCATCTTTATTAACTTTAATCCCAGGGGGACTGATGGGACTGTGTTAAAGGGACGTGAGGCAGTGGTGGCGACGATGGAGTTGACCGAGGAGGCTGGGAAATTCATCACGGCGACGCTGAAGGAGCCGCATGACTTTGAGTATGATAAGGTGTTCTATCCCTTCATCATCTTCAGTAAGAAGCGGTATGTGGGGAACAAGTATGAGGAGTCGCCTGATGCGTACAAGGAGACGTCGATGGGGATTGTGTTAAAGAGACGAGATAATGCGCCGATCTTGAAGATGATTTACGGGGCGGCTATTCAGGAACTGCTGATTCGCCAGGATGTGGCAGCGGCGACGCGGGTTGTCAAGGAAGGAGTGAAGGCGCTGGTCGAGGGGAAGAATAAGCTGTCGCTTCTCACCATTACCAAATCCCTTCGGTCAGAATACAAGACGACTCCTCCTGCACACAAGATTCTGGCAGATCGGATGGCGATTCGTGATCCAGGGAATGCGCCGGCGAGTGGGGAACGGGTGGGCTATGTCTATGTGAAACCTCCTGTGGGGCAGAAGGCCAGTGCCTTGCAGGGGGATCGAGTAGAAACCCCTGCCTACATTCGCGAGAAGGGATTGCAGCCTGATTATGAGTATTATATTCAGCACCAGCTGCTGAATCCTATTTCCCAGCTTTTCGGGATCTTTGTGGAACGCATTCCTGGCTATAGCCCTCCTACTGTGTGGGAGGAGGATGTGACGTACCAAAAAGAAAAGATGGCGGCTGACTTGCTCTTCAAGGAAGGGTTGGACTATTGCAGACAATCCGCGAAACGGTCATTTGTGGGGATGTTGACAGGGAAGGTGGGAGCGGCAGCAGCACCAGCTCAAGTAAAACGCAGGACGCCAAAGATGACCCGTGTGATGGGCGATCCGAGCTTGACGAAGGAAGTTGCCAGCTTTAAGACCCAATCCATGATCACATCCTTCATGAAGCAGACAGCGTCGTTTTCAGACGAGTATGCCATTAAGCAAGCACAGGCTAAAAAAAAGAAACCTCTTGAGTAATGGTATCCTTACAGTCCGATGCGAGGAAACATCTGACACAGGCAGAAACAATCGATTCATATGAAACAAACTGCAGGGAAAGTGATCTGAACCGTCTAGCACGCTCTCGATGCACCTATGTGCCATGGAATGAAGATTCTTTTTCCTCCTATGCGCGAGATGGCGAAACAATTCTCACCATGCATCCTTCTGCTGATGGAGGAATGCCGCATACCCGTCCACCTGCAACGATATGTTTACCGGCATATTTTCCTGCAAGTCGGATCGAGGAAACGTTGAAGCATGAACGAATTCACCTCGATCAACGAAAGCGATACTCAGCGTGGGTCATTGCCCTTCGTAAAGAAGGATGGACTCCTGTGGATGAAGAGGTTATTCCTGAGGAGTATAAGAAACGCTGTCGCCTGAATCCTGATACGTGCTGGTCTCCTTATTGGGCGTGGGAAGGACGCTATATCCCTTTACCTTTTTTTGTCCGTGAAGATAAACCTGATCTGAGGGAGATTTCGGTTCGCTGGTATGATCGGCAAGAGGAGAGTTTGTCGTCAGTCGTGCCTCTCAGTTTAGTGAAGCGCTACGGAAAATTGGACGCAAGTTCGCTCGAACATCCGTTCGAATTGATGGCTTATACTTTGCAATAAGAGTAGTATGGATTGGACTAGGTGCACTGACTGGACTACCTGGACTGCCTGGACTGGCTGCAGCTGCGCCGACCTGGACGAATTACGACGCGCTCTCATCGCCTATGTACCCGCCTTATCATTTCTCTCTCTCGGTACCTACTTACTAGAACCAGATGTTCCTCTCTTACAGCTTACCACGGGAGGAGTATTTATGTTCATGTGGGCGTATTGGACACATCGTTTATGGCATACCTTTCCTTACACGGGAGTCTTCTACTATCTAAATCCTCATCTATCCATCCATCACGCCGAACAGAAACAAGTGCCGCGATGGCTAGATATTGTCATCGAGGCGTTGCAAAATCTATTCTGGTTCGTGCCCTTATATATTCTCCAAGAATCTACACAGATACATATTGTTCCCACCTCGATCATATGCTTTGCAGCATTGATCTACGCATCGATCCATCTTGTGAATTATACCTTCTTCACCTTTGATAAACATGTCGCCCAACATAAAGATGCCACTGTAAACTTTGGACCAGATATTCTTGACCACATCTTTGGCACAAATTCAGATCCTTCTTTTGAACCCATGCATCACTTTATTCCCAATGCAATTGTATCCTATTTACTGATTCGATATATAGATGGATAGTCCTTCTCTTCATAGTCTAGGCATTGAATGGAAAGGATCACCCAGGCTTTGGAAGACAATTCCCCCCAGCTCTTTACCTGTCTGCTGTATAAAAGGAATTGTCAAAGATGGGAAGGGAACGGAGCTGTTTCGATTAAAGGCAAAAGAAGCGTTGGGAAAAGGAACATACGGTCAAATTGACGCCTTCTATAAAACACTTCCTTCAGGTAAAGAAACAGTGGTGGCGATTAAACGTCCACGAGATGGAGGAAATATGTTCAGTGAAGCTCTCGTTCAATGGTATCTGGGAAAACGCTTAGCCGCCTACGGAATTCCTCCCTGTGTCCCTCTCGTCCATGATATTTTTGTCTATAAACCAACCAATACAATCTGGTTTACGATGGATGTCTTCACTCCCCTCCTCTTTTCAACCTGGTGTGTCAATAGGATTCCCTCTCATCCTGAACTCTTCCCCATGATCATGGTACAACTGTCGATTATTCTGGAAGTCTTTCAAAAAGATGCTCTCGTGGATCATCGAGATTTGAAAGTCAATAATATGTTAATCGTCGAAGAAGAAACTGTCTTTCCTGTGACGTGGAAGGAGAAGGACAAGAGTATCACCTTCCCCTTTCGCATTATTATTATCGACTTTGGATTCGCCTGTATAAATAACAGTGTCGATGTCAAAGACGGCTTGCCCAAACTCGATGTCTGTCCCAAGGAAGGCAGGGATATGTTCCAACTCCTCGTTTCCTTGTGGAATATTCCCGTCCTTCGGCATAGCCTCGATGCGCGATGGGGAGAATGGGTACGACGAACCTTACGATCTGCTAAAGGGGATGGTGCAGCGTACGTACGATTAACGGAAGGAGTACATCCTATTACCTGGATGTATAGTGTGACCCAGGAGCTGGGATTTACCGCGGCGGCGTGTTCCTCGGCAAAGATTTTACAGGAGTGTATGAAATGCATTGAGGAGCGGTGAAAGGACTTTTTTTCTTCCACCAAGTAATGCTTCTGGGGCACATTCGATGGAAAGAGTTTGCGGAAGCCTATCTTCCACAGACAGTCATTACGATAAGTCTAGCCATGATCTTAGGGCTACCCGAGTTTAGATTAGACCAATCCTTCCTTCAAACACTGCTGATTCTAGGATCAACCCATCTAGCACATGTCTTTATTCATCTTATCCCCGATGACTCGCCCCTATATGTCCTCTTTACACACCGATATATTCATCATGGGAAACAGTTCGCTTTACCAAGGTGGGTAGAGTTGACGATTGAAGGAATGAACAATTTCGCTTACTTTTTTTGGATCACTATTGTTCAGTATTTTCTTGGCGTGGAAGTGTTTAGCAATAGTATTATTATCTTTAACGGATTAATATATGTCTTTATACATACATGGTATAGCATTGAAGGAAATGAAAAACATTCCTTGCACCACAAATATTCCTTCTGTAACTTTGAGCCAGAGATTGTGGACGCGATTTTCGATACCCGATGCGATGACCGTCCCTATGCAGATCTCATGCAAGAGATCCACCTTCATTTCGCAGCATTTTGTCTAGCTGGAGCCATCAAACTTCTGCGTATGCACTGAAAGGACTTTCCCCACTAGAGAAGATGATCGAAGGGATCTTTCGATACACCTTCCCTATAAGTTACCCTATTTTACTGAGCTGTATATCCTTGACCCTTTTACTCTCCATCCTCTTTCTTGGAACCGTCTCATCCCTCATCTTTGTCGGGCTCGTGCAGTGCGGCGTCCTTCGCTTGAAACCGTTTGCTGACTTATTGCACGTGGTGTGTGTACATTTATGGCCGGATTTACCTGATCGTATTATTGCGAATTTACGGGCAAGTTTTCCTGTGGAGTACGGGACACTTCCTGAGAAAGGGATTTACCTCTTTCACCCTCACGGACTTTTATCCCTGGCGCATATGGCAAATATTGGGTTGAAATCGGTGTCGAACTGGCCTGTAAAAGAGATTCGTGGAACGAACTTATATTCTCTCTGGTATTCGTTCGGCATCAGTGAAATGTCAGAGGGTGCCTTTGTTCCGACGAAATATCCGGTGATGAAGGAAGTTCTTCAAGATAGATCCTTAGCTGTATCTCTGGGTGGACTGGATGAGATGAAACTCTTGTATAAGAATAAACTTTCCTTGAAAATCAAGAGTCGCCGAGGAGTCTTTCGCCTGGCCATCGAAACAGGGACGCCCCTAGTTCCTGTCCTCGTCTATGGAGAAAATGAAGCCTGTACTAATTATGGAAATTGGAAAGTATTTGATTGGATGAATCAACTCCTTCGCCGCTTTCACTCTACGCTCATTATCCCTTCCTGGGAACTGTATGAAAAATTCTTGTCCATCCACCGTAAACCCTTTGACACTCCTGTTCGGTCTGTTATAGGGGAAGCTGTGCCTGTGGGGAAGGCAAGAGTCGCCACCGAGGAAGATATTCGTCTCGTCAGGGCGATCTATATCAAACGCTTGCGCGATCTTTACCGTCGCACACGTCCTGCTCATTACGCTGAGGAGCTGGAGATTCTGTAGAAGCCTAAGTAGAATGAACTCACTAGGCTACCGAAATCCGAATAAGCTTCTGATTGTAAATCCAAGTCGGCCGAATCGCCCTCGAGGATCAAATGCTATATTGGGGATGTTTCCCCCAGAAAGATCGCATGAGAGCATTTTTGCCCAACTGTGTGGCAGCTACGAATATGACGATATAGAGATGTCAGAGGCTGAACGCATTCGTATGCTCAAGTATATACAGAAGGATAAAAGTATTGATATCGATATCAATGCACGGGATGAGGGAGATAATACCCCATTGTATAGTGCATTATATTCGCACTTAAATGAGGTTGCAGAGTATTTACTAGGGATAGGTGCAGATATTAATTCGAGAAATGAACGACAGTTAACGCCTCTCATGGGGGCGATTATATCAGGAAATCTGCACGGCATTGATCTTCTCTTTCATAAACTCCCTCCACCAGATCTAACCTTAGAAGATGGGAATGGGCAAACTGCCTTGGATATTGCATATAATATGGAAAGATCTGCAGAAGACTATGATGAAGCCCAGCCCGATCCAGCAGCTGAAGAGAAATTCATGCTCGCAAAGGAAATCCGTAGTTATGTTGAAGATCGTAAAGAGAAATTGGACGAGCAAATGGGTACGACAGTGTATCCGAACTTAGAGGCGTATGTTCCCAAGGGCGGCTCTCGTCTCTTTAACAATTCGACTCGCAAACGAACAGGGATCAAGTATGCAACAGCAGCTAATGCACGCAAGTCGATCAAACTCCTTCGCGGGAATCCTCGTAAAAAATCTATTGCAACTCGAATGTATTACCGCGCAAAGTTTCACAAATACCAGACTCCTGGTATGCGTGACGCTATGAAGGTGTGGAAAAAGTACATTGACTCGCTCTAACGCCGAGACCTCCAGGTGGCCTCGCAAATGTAGCACATGTAAATATATCTGAGATTTTCCGTATCATATTTGATATAGACAATGTCAGACTCCTTTCCTGGAAGGGAACTGGGACACTTTGCGTTAATGCACTTCATCGTATTATGCAAATGGGGAAGACGCTTATCCTTGAGGGTGAACTCATTGATGAGGGTATATCCTTCGGCTGCGCGCTGCTCAATATGCATCTCGCTCACCAGACCTCCTTGATCTTCGGTATCCTTGAAGCCGCAATTTCTGCAGATGCGCTGCAGAGTCTGGGTCTCTCCCTCCACCTGCAAATACAAATAGTTATCACAGACGGTGCAAAAGCGAATGGCTGACTTCTTACTAGACTGTCTTGCCTCAGCTTCCTCCACTCCATGCGTGACGACAGAGGCGGGGAGGAAGCTGACGGTATCTCCTGCTTCGACAGCTGCTGTGTCAGCAGGGGTATTCTCGAGACTAGTCTCTGTATTGGCAAGATCGACAAAGGAAGGCATCGTTGCACCACCCTGGGGAACCAGTCGTTTTGTCTTTGTCTGCTTTGCCTTTGACATCTCTGTTGTACTAGAGACATTTTGGTTTATATGGCTGACTGGCTCCGCCTTGCCAACTGGCTTGGCCTCGCCTTGGCCTTGGCCAACGGCCTGCTCCGCAAGGCGGAGTTGGCTGCGAATCTCTTCCAGGAATGTCCAGCGGACTTTCGGAGCTTTCGGTTGAGCATACCACAGCTCAGCATCCCCCGTCAACTCAAGCACTTTCTTTGCCTCATCGTTCTGTGTAAATTTCTCGTACAGTATACTCGCCAAGACCTGCTCATTCGGAATTGGACTCGCCTTGGAAAGATCCGTCGCAGACTTCAGGAAGAGTTCAGGATTCTTCGTCTCCAAATGCCAGGCACGATAGGCATGTTCCGCCGTTTTCCAACTAATCCCCTTCCAGACAAACGGGATCTCAGACCCATTGGACAGGACACGTCGCCATCCCTCATGCGTTCGCAATGCTGCATACTTCGATGGATCACCGCTCTCTCCCGTTCCCTTCCCCGGAGCTGCCGAAGCGGATCCGCTGTAGAATTGAAATACGTCTGGCATGTGATGAGGGACTTTGCTCATGAGTCTGTAGATCGGTCAACTTTTACGTGAGCAAAAGTTGAAACGTTCTGCCCCCCCATTAGAATGTCCACAATGAGCTCTCGGGATAAGTATGATAGGCATCCTCTCAGGACATTTATCGACGAACATAGGTGTCAACGAGGTATGGGAGGGGCGCAGGCATCCATGTGCGGAACTGACCAGGTAAAGGGCAGTTTCTACGTTCCTGATGAGAAGTATGAGGAGTTCCTTGACCTCTTTCACGACTATCTCTTTGTGAAAAAGGGGTGTTGTATGAATTTCGTGGAGCAGCCGGTCTTGAATGCTCCCAAGCCCATTCTGATTGACATGGACTTGAAGTTCAACGTCGATTCGAATTTATCGCATCAATTCCAGGAGTCTCATATCCGTAGCTTTGTCGAGTTTCTTACCCAGGCGATCAGTCACTTCTACGAGCTTCCCTCCAGACCACTTCGCTTCTTCGTTTCCTCCCGCCCCCAGGCCTACAAGGACAAGGGAAAGGTGAAGGATGGCATTCACATTCAGTGCCCTGACATGTGCATCCCTGATGAGAAGCAGAGTGTCATTCGGAGTTGGCTTCTTCAGCAAAAGGCAATTGAGACGGCCTTTGCTGGAGTCGACTACATCAATGACGCGAAGGATATTTACGACGAATCGATGACACGAAAGCAGGCGTGGTTCTTCTACGGAGAGTCCAAGATGACCCAGCCAGCGTACAAGATTGATTCCGTATTTGTATTTGATACAACTACGAAAGAATTGACGAAAGACACGACATCTTACGGAACCCGAGAGTTAATGACTCTGCTGAGTATTCGCTACAAGCTTCATCCTGATACCCATGCGGTGCTAAAGGGAAAGGAGGTAGAGTATGCTGCGCTAGTGCCGGCGAAGCCGGTTATTGTCGCTGCCGCTTCTACTGGGCAAGACATGCTCACAACCTATATGCCAGATAAGCATGATGAGGAGGAGATTGCCATCTGCAAGAGGTTGGTCATCGAGTGTCTGAGTGTGAGGAGGGCGACAGACTATAAGACGTGGATGGAGACGGGCTGGTGTCTATCGAATATTGATTGCAGTCAGGATATGTTTGATATCTGGGTTGAGTTTTCTAAGAAATCCTCCAAGGCATCAAGTACGGACTGGTCTCGCTACAGGCGCATGTGGTCGAATGGGTTTAGTCGCAATACAACAGGATCCAAGTTGACGATGAAGTCCCTTCATTATTGGGCGCGCGATGATGCTCCAGAGAAGTATAAGGAGATTATTGACGACGACACCATTCGCTATGTCCAGTTTCGCGTGAATGATACCCACCATCATTGTGCCAGGATTCTCCAGCGCCTGTACAAGCAGAACTTTTGCGCATCCATCGAGGCGCGCAAGGTTGCGTGGTACATCTTTGACGAGAGAATGCATACCTGGCGCCATATCAATCAGGGAATGGAGCTCAGGGAGAAGTTGAGTTGCGAGGTGGCACAGGTCGTTATTGCAGCGAGGGAGCGTCTGAAGAAGAAGGGGCACGATGAAATGGCTGCCGATGATCCCCAGTGGTTTGACAAGTGGGTGCACAGCATGGACGGCGAGCGCTTCAAGATGCTGACGAAGCTGGAGAATCACCTCTATTCCTCTGATTTCAAGAATTGCGTGATGAAGGAGGCAGCAGAGCTCTTCAGCGAGGAGGATTTTACCCAGCGACTGAATCTTAATCAGTATCTGCTTCCCTGTCAAAATGGTGTGATTGATCTTCGCAACGAGGTGGAGGCTGCGGACGGATCCATGAAGCAGACAATTGTGTTTCGGCCTGGGAAGCCTGATGATTTCATGAGCTTCATGGTGGGGAGGAACCAGGGTGATACGGGAAGTACGAGCTCCATTCACTATATTCCCTATGACGCGGACGATGAAGTGCAGATTGAGTTGATGGAGTTTCTGAAGAAGATTTTCACCAAGGAGGATCTTCTGTGGTACGTGATTCGTCTCATGGCGAGTTGTCTGGAGGGAGCCAATCGTGAGCAATGCTACTATACCTTTATTGGGGTGGGAGGTAATGGTAAGTCGAAGCTGGTGGATCTCATGCGCTTCACCTTTGGCGATTTCAGCTCGTCCCTCCAGGCCACTGCTCTCACGAGAAAACGCCCTGACAGTGGGGCGGCGAATCCAGATATTATTGCCATCAAGAATAAGCGATTCATCTATCTCCAGGAGCCTGACGATAAGGAGCCACTGAATACCTCACGCATGAAGCAGTTCAGTGGTGAGGACGTGGTGGAAGCCCGTGGTCTCTTTGAGGATCAGCAGAGATTCCGTATCACAGGAAAGCTGTGTATGATGTGTAATCGCTTTCCTCCTATTCACGCCATGGACAGAGGCACTTGGCGTCGTATTCGGGTAATCACCTTTGGCAGTGAGTTTGTAGAGAACAGTGATCCCAGATTGAAGCAGGGGGCAAAGAATATCTTTCCCCGTGACAAGGATCTTGACAGGAAGATTATGCGCTGGAGGGAGGCATGGCTGTCTCTCCTTGTGCATGTGTATGAGACTCAGTACTTGGTGACGGGTCTGGAGCCTATTCCTGATTCTGTGCTAGAGCACAGCAACAAATACAAGGAGTCCTTTGACATGTATGGCAAGTTCAAGGCAGAGCGAATGATCGATTTCAGGAATCCCAGGCAGAAGATTGTAGAGTATGGCGATGAGCAGGCGAGCTTGAAGGAAATGACGAGGGCGTATACAAAGTGGACAAAGTCCAATGAGGGGATCTTGAGTGGTAAGAGTCTTACCAAACAGGAGCTGCAGAATCGTCTAGATGAGGATTTTGGCACACTGGAGATTGGTGTCTACAAGCGTGTCCAGGTCTTTGATGATGATGAGAGCAGGGAGGAGTTTATTCTCGAGAGGTCTCAAGGCGAAGCGACCCTCCCTTAAGCGAAGAAACCCTTAAGCAATCTTGATCAAGATGCCCGTCATTGCCATTGCAATAATACAAGAAAACCCCAATACTTTTGCTGCAGCGGTAAAACTATTTCCATTTTCCAGGTAGGCGTAAATCATCAGTGCAATAGCCAAAATGGCAAACGAAATATAGAAAAAGAGTAAGACAAATTCTTGAAGAGTTTGTCTCCTGCGTTTCGGAGTCCCCTGGTACGGATACTGTTCTTCCAAAAATTTAGCATCATAGATACCTTTTTGTCTTTCTGCATTGTGTACGTTCAATTGTTCGTTCGTATTGAGACTTATAGTCCCAGAATTATATACTGCATTCGTCAAACTTGATTGAAGTGTAATAAGAGTTGTCACAGCGGTATCGAGTTGTGTCTTAAGAGCAGCAGCCATACTAATTAGAAGACTGATTTGCTAAGAACACTGGCTTGGGGAAAGTAATCCATTAGGGTTCGCTGCGATATAGCGACGATTCCAGTAGCGTGAATCACGGCTCAGATTGGTATAAGAAACACGGTTCCACAGGACTCCAATCACAACGAGGAGTAATCCGCCAATTCCTCCATACACTGATGTACTTCCTAAGATCTTCCCTTGTCGGAGATAGAGGAGGATAACGACAGCAGAAAAATAAAGAAAGAGAATTTGCAAAAAGAATAAGGTATCTAGCTTATTCTGCGCTTCCCATTCATTAATTTCCCCTTGCCGGGTATTGGTGTCTGCTGTAGCATTTGATGCATTCTGTTGACTAGCATTTACCTGGGCAATCTGCTCAGAGAGTTGCGATAAGCTGGCATTTCGTCCAACTAAGCGACCAGTATTCACAGCGGAATCTGATGTGGTTAATGAGGGGCTAAAGACCGCTTTAAACTCGTCATTTTGATAGCCCGTCGCTTCAGACTTTATTTGGTTTGCAGTGGCTACATCATAGGTGCCTCTGCTAAGTATAGAAAAATCATAGCCTGCTGATTGATAGTTTGGTGGTGGCATAGCTCTATTCTTTTATGTTAAAAATTACAGCAATAATAGCAATATTGAGAAAGGCATAGATACCCAGAAGGATGTTGGAGTAGCGATTTTTTTCATTGGTATATTCAACAATTCCTTGGCGAAATGCAGTTTGATCTTGAGCGTTGAGAGATGACGTCACTTGATTTCGTAAGGCAACGATCTGCGCCTCGACTTCTGCATCACTCCCCCGAACAGCATTCGAATTCAAGATTCCCTGTAAACTTTGTAAGGATGTAGAATAATAGCTATTAATCGCCGTTAAAAGGTTTCGCATATCCGTTAAGCGAGAATTCACTCGTGCCATCGTTACGGTAATTGCATCCAGACGGCTAGTTTGTTGAGCAGCAGTCGATCCTGTTGCTCCACTTACACATGCCGTTCCTGCATAATCTTTCAAGAAGGAAATATTGGATAAACTGACATTTGTTCTGCTGGAAAATTCCTTGAAATATTCTTCAACTAATTTCGTATACATGGTATTATAATAACAATACTCGTACACAAAAAAAGAAAAGAATACTTTATTTTTTGCTTGAAGACGATCAATATTCGATTGAAGAGATGTCTTGATTGAATCAGAATTACTTGCGGCTAAGGTTTGATAGAGTGCTGCCAGTGAGAGAGAGCCGGCATTCGTTCCCGTAAAGGCGGTTGTGTTGTAAATTTCGTTAGAGCCACACAGATCTCCCGCTGTCACAATGGCTGTTACAGTGGCCGTCCTATCAGGAAATACCGTGTATCCTGTCGTCGCAGTCCTCACACGCCAATCCTTATCATACGCAGCAAGGGGATAGCCCAAATACCCTGTTACAAGGGAAGTGCGACCGCTGGGGAGAACAGGAAGGGCGTTAGACGAAAATGTGCTGGTAAGATACCTCGTAAACTCATTTGTATTTACAATTGCATTTTTATACACCACATAGTTCGATGTCATATTAAACTCGATTAAGCTTGTATCGGATTTTACAATCTGGTTGTAATTTGAAAAGGCTATAGTGGTAACCAATGCACACGTTGCTGATGCATCCATCTATTTAGAGAATTACTTATAATACACGTGAATAAAATACCCTAGGATAACTCCAACGATGCTTGCAATACCAATGTATTTCCATTCAATGCTAGCCATACCGGGTAGACCCATTTCTGGGACGATGAGTTGGAGTTGAATGCCTTGGGTACGTAGAAACAAAAGAAGAGACAGTAACATAAAAAAGATTCCTATACCGAAAAGAACAAATAAGGTCGTTTGTTTAATGGGGCGATAAATGGGAAACGTTCCTTCATAATACGACACATGCGTTTCGGGAGAATCGATTTGTTCATACCGATCTTTGGATAAGGCTAACTCGTCTTGTACAGCAGGAAGTTTGGATATCGTATTAAACTGTTCCGTAATACAATTCTTAATATATCCTAATTGTAATAATTTTGGTTGCAGAGCATTCATATAGTTAGATAATTCAGGGCTAGCTGTAAATGTAACACCATTAGGTAAACTAGGAAAATTGGGGGTGGTTGACCTTAATCGTACCTGTGCAGTCTGTAGATTACTTAGGACATTCGTAAAGTTTAGACTACTAAGTAAGGTAGATGCATTCGAATATCCAATATAGGGTGTGCAGGTGGTAAATCCCATATTTGAAAAAAGAACACTTGTCTCAAGAATTTGAGTAGTTGTTATGCTTCCTCCTAAACCTGGTGGGTTAGTAAGTGTAACGGACATTCCTATCTTTTTACAGCACACATAGTCTTATGGAACACAAACTCTGTAGGTAATATACTTTCCTGCCGTAGGACTGGATCGTGTAATTTTGACAATATCACCTGGAAGAATCCCTAACATACGACCAATAGGATCCTCGTGAAAGCGAATGAGAGGAAACTGACTCTTCTTTGCATAGAGGGACTGCATGAGGGCGGCCTCTTCCTCCTTTGACACCTTTTCATGCAAAGGGACAAGCACGTGATGGAGAGGATTGTTAATAATGGCCTCGCAATGGAAATAACGAATGCGAACATTGTGCTTCACGTAGCATTCATAGGCCATGCTGTGGAAATTTGCGGCGATTGGCTCGAAGGTTAAGATGATGAGCTCGGTGGTGGCAGCATCAAATCCTTCCTCAGGATCAATGAGCTTCTCGGTAAAGGCCTTGAGCTTCTGCTTGATTTTCCCCAGGGTCGTAATGACTCGGCAGGTTTGATCATCCTTCTTTAGATCCATTTGAAGAGCCGGAGGAGCTCCTGCGACGGGACCTGCGCGTACCATCTGATCGAGTTCCGTATGAGCGATCTTGCGATAGGGTTCTGTAACGTACCCTTGTGTCTCCAAATGATCCAGCAGCGTCTTTCGACTACGAAATAATATATCAATCACTTCGTAATTCATGATGTGGACTACTATGCTGGTAGATATGTTTGTCAATTTTTAGGCTTGCACTTTTTAGGCTTGCCTTAAGGCTGGAAAAAGGTATTTTTGTTAAAGGGTTGTACGGTATACCCTTTTTCTGCTGCTTGGGCAACTGTTGGTTTCGCTCCAAAACATGTCACGCCAGCAATTCCATTATCCCATATCTTAATCCCTGGACCACCATTGCCACATCCAGCCATTATATCATACGTAATGGGATAAATAGCGCGCTCTACATCAGACACCCACCCCGTATAACACCAATTCGCCCCGTTTTGATTTGCAACAAACACATCATTTGATGTCGCTAAAGATGCGCCAAACTTTTGACACTCTGATGCGGCTTGGCTTTTTTGTGCAAAATAGCTAGGTTTCCCTATCGCAAATGCTTCGAGTTTATCGGTCATCCAGGGGGTATCTGGAGCAAGAATCGGCTGTTGATTATATATAATCGCAGGATTAAAGGGAATAATATTGTATCCTTTTTCCCCTTGAGCTGGTTTCATGCCAAAACATGTGACGCCAGCGGTTCCATAATCCCATATCTTAATTCCTGGAGTGCCATTTCCACATCCACCCATCGTATCATAGATAATCGGATAAATGGCGCGCTCTACATCAGACACCCACCCTGTATAACACCAATTTGCCCCCTTCTGATTTGCAGTAAAAACCTGATTTGATGTTGCCAAGGTTGCGCCTAATTCAGCACAGACGGAAGCCGCTTGAGATTTTGGTGCAAAATAACTAGGTTTTCCTACCGCAAAGACTTCAGGAGTAGGGGTTGTGATGGCATACAGAATAGGTATAATAACCATAGTGTCCGTTCCAGAGAGGGTTAGACGAACGGAGGTGGTTCCTTTCGGAAAATAGTCTGTATAATACAGTGTATAGGGATAAGCCCCTTTCTTCCAAGTGGCAACTTGTTTCTCAAGTCGATTATGAGTGAGATAGAGACTCATGTCAGAAATGGTTAACAACCTATTCTCTAACGATGCAGCGAAGGTACAGAGTTGTTCCGACGCCAGTGTAAAAGAGGTGTATAGATTTATAGGCTGGCCTCGACTTGTAAAGGTATACGATTGTATACTTGGAGTCATTGTAGTTGCTTTTGCAGGAATGAGTCTGGTTGTCCTAGTTGGAGTGGTAATAGCTTGGGAAGTCGTTGAATATACCCAGGTCGAATCAAGGGTTGCAACATTACTTCCATTCAGATCCTTCATGGAGAAAGCAACCACATTTCCAGAGGGAGATCCACGCAGATCCAAGACAATTGTATTTTGTCCCTTGTATAAGGTAAACGTGGTAGATGGTTTGACGAAAGGCCGTGTAGAATTTTGTACAAACGAAACAACAGATGACGATTGACTGCTTGTATATTGATTTACTCCATGTAACCGCATCGTAAAGGCTGCATTTGTCGCATACTCGATCTTCACGACAGTATCTTTTTGTAAGGTAACAGATCCAAAAATAGTTAATTCAGGAATATCTAGGCCTGGCGCATCAAGACTGATTGTAAAAGGGGTCGCCCAATAATAATTGCTTCCCAATCGGCGCGATAAGGTGCGTAGATTAGGTGGAATAGGTTCTTCATTCACCGTACATTGAGCAGCTAACGTCCATTGACGTTGACCAGCGGGCAGATTGCTGGTTAACGTATACGTTTGTTTACCAATCGAGTCTGGTATATATACATTCGTTGACACATTTGATCCAGGCTCACAGGTATCCGTAAAATGGCCATACGTAAGATTAATTCCTGACAGGGTCTTCATGTTTGAGCAAGAGAGGGTTTCTCGAATAGATGGTGCACAGTTCGATGTATTGGATAAATTAATTAACTGTAAGGATTTCAAGTATGTGACGGTATCATCATATTGCTCTTTATTAATAGCAACTGACGTTATATTATTAGGATTCACAGTCGATGGTATAGACTTTGTATCAATAACTAATGGTTCGCAGTAAGCAGATTGTGCGGAGGGAACGGCGGGTGTTCCTTGTTGAAGAGAGAACGATTTATCTTTAGGGTACACCACAATACCTGTGCCTAGAGTATTGGATACATAGGAAAAAGGGTTAGGATCGGATAAAATCGTACCCCTGGTCATACAAATTCCACAGGTATCGGCAAACTCTGCATTTGCAAAGGCATTTGATCGTTGGGCAGTTTCTTTACAAAACTGAATATTTGACATCAACGTATTTACAGAGGGGGGAGCAGGGACAAAGCTCGTATTAGAACCGAATGCATTTTCATAGATATTACTGGATGCATTCCCAGACGATCGGGCATCTTTGGGTACGTAGGATGGTTGGGGTTGAGCTGTTGGCTGTAGGGGAATCATCGGATTAGCAAACTCTTCCTTGTAAGTATATGTATAATAGATAAGTATAATACATAAACTTAGTATAAAAATATACCACATCTACAAGGACTCTAGAAACTTTACCCGACTTTACGAATAGTTATTCGCGTACTGGAGGGTTCAGCGCGTCGTGTTTGGGGTTGGGCTCGTTGTCCTCGTGATCGCTGTCCTCCTTCAGGCTGCCGTGTTTCAGTCTCCGTAGGAATGACAAACGTGGTAAACTTGGAAAAGGGTTCTTGGATAGCTCTGGCTTGAAATCCGCCTTGTTGGATAACTTGAGGGACTCCTGCAACCTGGGGGGAAGCTGGAGCATAGACAGGACTATTATTTCCTGATGGGAATTGTTGGGGGGCGTAGACAGGAGAGGGGGCTTGGGGTCCATTTAGGGGGATATAGGGGGGACTCTGTTGGGGGGCGTACACGGGGGAAGGGGCGTACTGCGGGGTTTGGGGTCCACTCTGGGGTGCCTGTCCCACAGGTGTCTGTCCATACAGGGGTGTCTGCCCTCCCTGAGGTGTATTGGGTCCATATTGGGGTGTCTGGCCTCCCACAGGTGTCTCTCCATACAGGGGTGTCTGTCCCTGAGGTGTATTGGGTCCATACAGGGGTGTCTGTCCCTGAGGTGTATTGGGTCCATACTGCGGGGTCTGTCCTCCCTGAGGTGTATTGGGTCCATACTCAGGGGTCTGGCCTCCCACTGGTGTCAGTTCTCCATAGACAAAGTCTTCACCTGCATCCTTCTCTTCAACCGGTTCCTGATCAGCCTCCCCAATATGCCCCAGCGCAAACAGATCCTCCTCGGCATCCTTCACTTCTGTAACAGGGACTGATTCATCATATTTCGGCACACGAGTATCAAGCACCACCGTCTGTGGTAACGGTTTTTCTAATGCCTGACGTATCATATCTCCTTCCGGGAGAGTGAAGACTTCCTTTTCGAGCTGCGTGACGTCTTTTGCGGTAAGATAGCGCATTCCCATATTCAAATACGTCTGTAATTCATCCCCCAATAACTTTGTCGCATACGGCATTTCCACCACACTGGTGCTGGCGAGACTTCGTTCCATGGTCGGCAAGATTTCCAAGGTATTGGCGCTCGTCCCAATAAACCGAGGAGGACCATCGCATAAGGGACAGACAAATAAGGCCTGCTTTGCATTAAAAATAGGAACCGTTCCACAGCCATTACAGACGCGAACCTGTGCCTTATCGGATCGTTCCATCATCGACTCCTTCAAGAAACTGCAGACCCCATGACTAATGAGGGCATCACGTTCCATTTCTCCAATACGTAAGCCACCCTGCGCTCCACGTCCTCCTGTAGGCTGGCGCGTCTTTTGTTCCCTGCGTCCCTCAGCACGAGCATTCCACTTATCCTCCACCATGTGTTTGAGACGCATGACGAACACAGGACCAATAAAGATATTCGTCTTCATCTGCACTCCCGTCGCCCCATCGTATAAGATCGTATTTCCATTCCGCTCCATCCCATACTGCTCCTCCAAGATTTTCCCAATCGATTCATGGGCATTCGAATCTGTGGTAAAGGTCGTCGCGTCACCAATGGTACTTGACTTGTAACACACCCAACCAAATAGCATCTCCATGAGTTGTGCGATCGTCATACGACTGGGAATACAATGGGGATTTACAATAATATCGGGCACAAGTCCATCCGCCGTGCGAGGCATATCTTGGGCACGGTAAATCATTCCAATCGTCCCCTTTTGTCCATGTCTCGTACTAAACTTATCACCAAATTCAGGAATTCTGTCTTGCGTAATGCGAACTTTCACCATGCTAAATCCTTGCGGGTTCACCGTAATGACCACGGATTCGACGCGACCAGATGTCCACACTTGAGGAGTTAGAGAAGCATCCTTGATATTTCCCTTCTTATCCTGCACGTATTTCCCCACCAGCACTGTATTCTCATCGACCACGGATCCCTCCTTGATAATCCCGCGCTCGTCCAAAAAGGTATAATCAAGACCAGGGCGAAGCTCTGTCCACCGAGGAACTTTCGCTGGGTTGGCAATGGTACTGGTGCTCTGGGTAAGACGATCGACTTCTTCATACGTGCTGTAACTGCGATAATTAATGCTTCTGAATTGTCCCCTCTGAAAGGCATCCTCGTTAAAGATGATACCGTCATCCTGATTATACCCCTGAAAGGACATAATCGCCATCATTAAATTATGCCCATACGGCATCGACCCAGCTCCTAACGTATCATACATGTATGTCCTCACGAGCGGGGCTTCTCCGTAACAGAGGATATTGGCAGAGTTATCGTAGCGGTTCTGGAAATTCGTCGCATAGAGACTGAGTCCCTGCTTAGACTGTGAGCAAGAGAGCTGATTTCTGGGAGACTGATTAAAGTTTGCAAAAGGAATCATCGAATTCACCACCGATAAAATGGTACTGGGGTGAATCTCCACATGCGTCGTTTCCTTCCCAATCTCTTCAGGAAAACTCACCAGCAGCAGTTCATTTTGTTCATAAGGATCCACATATTCAATGACGCCCACCATGGGACTCAAGAGCGCCTCGTATTTCTCGAGAGGAAGAGCCCCTGGAGTCTCGGCAAACGGATCAAGCACTGTCGCTGTACTAATCCCATAATCCTTCGTCGCTGGATAGGTTCCCATGACCAAATTCCTCCAGCTCGTGGATTCCTCCAGAGCTTCCTTGGGGTACGCCCCATTCAGATGCACCAGAGGGCGGCAAGGACGCCCCTCATCAAGATAAATGAAGACCCGCCGTGTCTTGATGCTGAAGCCAATACTGCAGAGGGCAGGTAAACAGCCCGTCCATTTCATCAGTTTCAGGACACGGGTGATCTCAAAAGGTTTCAGGGTGTAGCCCAGAATGCCGTCATTCACATACACTGGAATACACACCTGTAACAGATCATAATTCATTTCCGAGCAGGGCAGAACCCATCCGCGTTTCACTAACATCGTCATCAATGGCTCAGGATCAGCAGAACTACTGATCATCGTCATCATGGACAGATTCTTCGCAATACCAATGGAGGATCCACCTGGTGTCTCATTCGTACAGAAAAATCCATATTGACTGGGGTGCAGTTGACGAGGTCCCGTCAATTTCATGCCCGTGTCGAAATTCAAGGTGACGCGACGGCAATGGCTCATAAAATCCAAATAAGAGATGCGGGACAAGGCCTGCAATACCCCCGTCTTCTCGTCACTGTGACCCAATGCCCCGCCGCCCCCTGCACCGCCTGTCACCCATTTGCCTTTAAATCCTTTCATGATTCCTTCTGTCAAGATATTCAGGGCAAAGAGATCCTCGACGCTCCCCTCCTTGAACATCTTCATGAAATTCTGATCCCTGTAGGTCGCCTTATTGTATTCGTAGGTCTTGTCAATGGATAAGCGCACGGCCTTTTTCCAGGCAGGATACACTCCATTGAATAACATGCGAATGAGCAGACCCGAGGTGAGACATCTCTGATTACGAGTATCATCACGATCGGATTTTTGTTCGAGGCCGATCTGCACACGGAGAATGCGGCGCACGCATTCAGCGAGGAAATGGACGCGACTTCCTCCATTCGTGTCGATAATGTGCACGAAGACTTTGTTAAAGAGAATATCATACACGTGATACATGCTGAAGCCTTTGGTCATGACGCGAATAAATTGGATGGCGGAAAACGTGTCAAGGAAGGGCATGGCTTCCGCAATACTGGGGAGTAAATAAGGGATCATCAGTTTCGCCTCACCAGACTCGAGGTCGGGGAAAATGAGACGCAGAATATCTTTATCAGATTGTACCCCCATGGCGCGAAAGAGGACGAAAATGGGGACGGGGAGACGGACGAAGGGAATATTGACTTGCAGAGTATTTGTCTTGCGCATCCAGGCAAAGGAAACGACCTTCACTTGGCGGGTAATAGGGGAGAGACAGGTGATATTCGCGTAGGTGGAGATGCTGGGATCGTTTTTCTGGGGCGTGATATATAGGGTATTAAAGGCCTGTTCTTGACGGGTGACGAGGATTTTCTCGGATCCATCGACAATAAAGTATCCTCCCTGATCCCTGTGACATTCTCCTGCTTCCTGGAGGAAAGAGGCAGGCTTTCCATGCAAAATACAGTACCTCGAGTGCAGTAAGATGGGGATCTGAAAGATCGGGATCTTTGATGGATAGGTATGTTCATAGACGGCTGGTTCGCCGGCGGAATCGGGGGCGATGGTGACACGAACATAGACAGTGGCGTAGACCGTGGAGGAATAGGTGAGATTTCTCAGCCTGGCTTCATTCGGGAAGAGGACACGAATTTCCTGGGTTTTTTGTAACGTCAGTGTCGGAGTTCCTACTTCAATCTCGGTTCCCGTGAGTCCGCCAATGTAGACTTCCACGCGATATTTGTAGGTGCCCTCTTTCTTATTGAGCAGCTGCTTCACGAGGAGAAAGGGATTATTGGATCGTATAATCGCCGGAATATCCTGAGATAAGAATTGATCATAGGAATCAATATGATGTCTCACGAAAGGATAGTCGAATGTGGAAAAGTAGGTATCGAGTAATTTCCGTGGAAACGACATACTCTATCTTCTCTTCCTTTCTGTTTTCCCTCATACCATACGAGGGATGAGGGAAGGTGCGGGTGCCTGAGTATAGCGAACTCTTACTCTCGTTTACGAATATATCCTGTAAGAGATCCCGTTTCGCTTCGAAAGAGTTGGACATCTTGTATTTCATCTAAGATGGTCGACGGTAACACGCCATATGCTAGTTCTGGAATACGCTTCTGTTTCAAGTCTTCAACCATGTCATATGTCGTTTTATTATCATCTTGCACATCATAGCCCTCTTTATCAAAGGAGGTGTGAAGATCTTCAATAATAAAATAACCACCTGGTTTTACTGTATCAAACAGCGAAAGAAACGTCTGCTGCTGATCCTTCATTAAATGCGACCCATCATCCAAGATATAATCAAACTGAAGATTCAGTGACTTTAGACTATTCAACTGGTCGAGAGAGGATTGATTTAACTCAATAAATTTAATTCGAGGATCCACCATCTCTCTGAGAACCTTCTTCGGGTCAGGGAACACATGTTTGTTACCATTTACTCCAATAAACCAGTCAGCGCCATAAATAGTTGTGTGTGGATTAGAAAAATACTCTGCCCACATTTTAATCGATGCACCGTAAAAGACGCCGATTTCTAGGAATGATATTGGCTTATCCTTTGCATCATTCATGAAGGATTCATAGAAGGGCAAAAATCCGTGTGTAAGTTTATCCGTTCCATGTCGTTGGCCGAGGATACTAAGTGACATTTGTATACTCTAGCTATATGACAATTCCATGTTTAGACCGGGATTACTTGAGGCCGATGATATTGACAGTAGGATCAGGGCTGGTGAGGCCGGCTTGGCCTGTCGCGAGGCGAGCGGCGGATTGTAAGATCGTTGGGGGAGAGGAGAATAAGAAGGGCTGGGCAGCTACGGATGCGGCGAAATCAGCAATACCACCGCCACGCTGCCTTTGCCTAGTCTTACGCCTACCTCCCATTTGTGGAGTGGAGCCTAAATACTCTTTCGGGCTTCCTTCTTGAATACTATCGATATTGGCGAAGCCGAAGCCGCGTTGGATGTATGGAAGAGTGGAAAGAGTCTTGTCAGGAGATCCTAGTGCATAGTCAAGAGGCGCCATTCCGCCGCGCTGGGGCTTTATTAACTCATTCGCACGCTTGTCTGATAACTTGGTGCCAAAGAGCTCGCGGAAGCGCTTTTTCACTTGTGCATCCGTGTGGGGTGTCCGTAAAAAAGCATGAAAGGCTTCCAGATCTCGGCGAATACTTGGAACGGTTTTTCCCTTAGCCTTTGGATCCTTAGTGTGTTTGGCTATCTTCTTCGTCACGCGAGGCATTCTACTTAGACGGGTTAAAGGTTGGCTACGCTAAACGGAGTGAGCTACGCTAAACGGAGTGAGCTAAACGTTGGATGCTCTATACCCAAGGGCTGGAATGATGGACTTGTTATTCTGCCTATTTGCTGGCTTATTCAGCTTAGCATTATTCAATCCAGTATTAATTGCCGATGTGATTGGATTTGTTGCAGAAGAAGCTGATGGCATAGCCTGCATTGATGCGGATATGCCGGATTGTAAGAGTTCCACAGGAGCCTTAAACGTTTCTGTAACAGACTTTCCTGTGAAGAGTGACATCGCAACTCCAATAATAATGAGTACGGAGAATGCGAGAACCAGTAACGGGGTATAGTCAACTAAGGAGTTTTGCCAGGTACTGAAGCGATACTCATTCCCGAAGACAGTATAATGATGATATAGTACTGCAACGAGTGTTATTCCACAGACAATTGATAAGACCACTGTCCCAAGTTTGGGAAGAACCAGAAAACAAAAGAGCCCTGTGAACACCAAGACAAGAAGTCCTGGTAAGAATAACTCCATCTGATTATGATTTATATCTTTTCCATCAAATCAACGTGGGTGAGAAAGTGACGTCTGCAACAGGGCTTGGTTAAGCGCACGACCTTCATAATCTCAAGCTCTAGGGTATTAGGGATACTCGTCCCGTCCATATAAAACCTGTCCTCAGACTCATCTCTCAGGGAAAACCCCTTCTTCTTCTGCAGCTGCTCCTTATAATAGCGCCACTTGTCAGCGATTACGGTTCCGCAACTCATACAACGAATAGGAATGATCATGGTAGGACCTCCTTCTGGATCTCCTAGCGAAATCAATTTTATCTTCCGGGTGCGTAAAGATCCCTCAGAAAGAATACGGGATCGAGCAGAATGACATCTGTTCTTACTATGAGTGGTTTAAATTACCAGGGCGGCAATCCACTGAGGCTGATGATTGAGAGTCTTCGCCGCGACATTGATGCACTGAAGGTTACTGTGGACGAGCAGAAGGTGGTGATTGCCACTCTGACTAGCGGTGGGGGTGCAGCAGGAGTAGCGGGTCCTCCTGGTCCCGCTGGTCCTGAGGGTCCCGCAGGACGTGATGGCCGCGAAGGCCGCGAAGGTCCCGCAGGCCGCGACGGTCCCGCAGGCCGCGACGGAGCTCAGGGTGCTCCAGGTGCCCAGGGCGCTCCAGGTGCAGACGGCGCGCAGGGTGCCCAGGGCGCCCAGGGCGCCATGGGTCCCATGACCTACATTGCCCTCCCTGCCGGTACTCCAACCCCAACTGCTACCCCTTCCGTATAAATCGCTTCAATTCAGCAAGTTTCATTGAAATTCCTTCCTCTTGCAAGGCCGCCGATATCCGTTCAGGAGGTCGTCCCTTGTATTTCCGAAGCGTAGATGTAATGGTTTCCACTTCATCTTGACTTCTTTTCCCCTCTGATATCGATACAGTGGAGACAGATCCTGGAAGAGATACCCGTTCTTGTCCTTCCGAGGTTTGTTGCAGCAGAGGAATCTCCATCTTCCCCGCATGATGCTTATCGTGACATGCATCACACAAGACAATGAGATTTCTGACTTGATTATTCCCCCCATGTTCCCTGTGCTGAATATGATGCACTTCAAGGTTTGCTGTCGACCCGCAGAGCTCGCACGTCTTCTTGATCAACTCGCTATTCCAGCTACTTTGCACGGCTGTTTCCCCAATCAATTGATTGCGGATAGCATATGCTCGTTCAAGGCAGGCAAACGGGAGATTCATGGCTTTGGCCACTTCGAGCCCGTACGTCGAGGATCCACTCCCAGGGTGCAAGGTTCTGTCATAGATGAGCTTTCCATCCAAGGTGCGAATGACACGGAGATGAAAGACCGCAATGCCTGGACGGGGCAGACACCCAGGCACCTTTAACAGATCATGTAAGTGCGTGGCAAAGAGGAAATGTGCCTTTTTTTCATCGAGATGTTCCAGAGTACTTGCTACGAGAGCCGTTGCTGAGATGGATTCAGTTCCACTGCAGACTTCATCGCCCAGGACTAAACTTCGGTCATTGGCTCCCTCCAGAATATCTCGCAACTCTCCCACTTCCACCGCAAACGAGGAAAGACCTGTCCACACATTATCATGACTCCAGATTCGGCTAAAGAGAGAATGATAGGGGCGAAGGCTCATGGTATCAGCAGGGACGAACGATCCTGCCTGAGCCAAGAGCACAGATATTCCCACCGCTTTCATCAGACTTGATTTTCCACTCGCGTTCACTCCATACAGCAACCATCCACCAGGAGATCCTAGCGTGACATCGTGTTTGACATAAGCTAGGCGAGTCTTTCGTGATTCAATGAGAGGATGGCGTAATCCTTTAAGGTTGAGTTCAGTTGAGATGGATGGACGTACCCAGACCTGATCCACGGCCACACTGGCTAAGGTTATCGTACAATCCACATAGCCGATCCAGTCAATCCATTTCTCCTGAATCGGTTCTAGTTTACTCCATACTGTGTCACAGAGAAGTCTGAGTTCCTGAGTGAGGGTGGTCTCTAACTTTCGACACAGATCGTGGAAGGTCGATGTGATGGATGTGAGGGTTGGGGAATGAAGAATGAGGGGACCCGACTTTTTCATCTCGTAGGTTATCCCTTTTACAGCATCCAATGCCTTAGCCATAGAACGAGGGCATTCAAACTGAAGCTCGCCGTCTTTTCTCTCAAAGGATCCTGACTGAGGAAGATGATTCTCTTTACAAAAGGTCGTCCATGTCTTCTTCCATCCATCCAAGAGCTCCTGAATCTCTGTCTCGCAGGCAATTGTTTTGGGAGAATGAAGATATCCCACAAATTCCCCATTTTGCCGACGATTCGCCTTGTCTTCATCAAAAGAGTTTGTGAAGACAGCTCTGTACTCCCGAACTAATTCCGCGTCTGCATAAGCAAGAGGACTATCCGCTAGATCCGTGAGAAGACATTCCGTATGGGCATAACTTTGAAACAGCTGGAGAATATCAAGAGCCGTGGGGCAGCCGGCAGAGAGTTTCGTATGGAGGCGGGGTAAATCATACATTCCTTTTAGATTCCTCTGGACATTCCCATACAAGTCATTCGGATCAGTTAATAACCTCGTTCCCCATTCCACATGTGCCCATCGTCGTTCCAGCTCTGTCTCGCAAGTAATAGGTCTCAGCATACGTTCTCGCAGAGCACGAGCCCCTATAGCGGTGCGGGTTTTTTCAAGAAGATCGAGGATCGACGTCTGGCCTTCCTTATACGTAATATAATTGATTTGTTCGAGAAGATTATTATTCACTTGTACAAAGGTATTTGGATTATGCATGGTATGGCGAAGAATGGGGATGGAGTGGTGAGGGAAATGATCCTTGACGAACTGCAGGAGAGTGCACAAGGTTTGTTCAAGAAAGACATTCCGTGGAAAAGGGAGTGAGAGGGGAGCGAGGGATTTTGTTAGAGAGGCAAAGAGTTCCTCGCGAAAGAGATCGGAGGCATAAGCGCGATCAATTGGGGTTTTGGAGAGATGAAGCGTGCAATGAATACCAAACATGGAACGAAGAGTGGCTTCGTCATAAGTACTCTGCTTGACGAGAATTTCCTTGACATTGTATACCTGCATCATATGTAAGAGTTCACTCGGAGAAGAGGTACAATGACTGAACATTTCTCCAGTAGGAATATCGATGAGAGATAGGGCAAATGATTCCTGAATACATAAGGCTGCCAGAGAAAGACGTTGGCGGGTTGCTGTTTCATGATGAGTCCCTGGGCTCAGAATACGAGTGGTAATACGATCCACGACTTTATCCTTCTCTTTGACTTGATCCACGACGACAATCGTCCACCCATCCTGGGTGAGAACTTGGGCGAATTTATGAAGGGTTTGTTCAGGAATTCCCGCCTTAAGCAAGGTTTCTCCATTTGGACCTTTATTTGGTTCCTCGCTAAGAGCGATATTCATACGCTCTACTGCTGAGCATATGGATGTGGTCGTATTACCATTTGAATCGACAAAATCATAGAGTTCATAAAATTTTCCAACCATGAGAAGAATACAGGTTTTCTCTCCATATTTTGAGCTGTATTCAGTGTATAATTTTCTATACAATGAGATCATCCTATCATATGTACGTCATTCGGGTTTAGGTACGGCTGGGATTTTTTATCTCCTGCTGCGTGTCTTGCGCCTGCGTCCACCCTGCATTGCATTATTACCAGCAGCGCCAGCAGCCTGGGCAGCGGCGTTATTTGCTGCAGCTGCTGCAGCGGCTGCATTCAGGGCGGTTTTATTTGCATTCTTTGCAGCAGCAGCAGCTGCATTCACCGCAGATGCGCTACCAGAAGCCGCAGCCTTATTCGCAGCAGCCGCAGCAGCAGCAGCGGCATTCGCATTTGCCTTAGCCGCTGCCATAGCCGCATTGGCCTTGGCCTTATTGGCAGCAGCAAGGTTCTTTGCCTCCTGTAAACTGTTTGCATTAGGGTATGCCTCAGCTAAAGCCTGCTGAACGCGTGGAGAAGTATTTCCGTTATTATTGTTGCTCATTCTACTTAGTTGGAGAAATTCCGCAGCTAGAGGGCATTAGACCGGAGTTGCAAATAATCTCTGTAGATTCCACGAAGAGTTTCCTTTTTCCCCTCACTCATTGCACCTGTACGTTTCTTAATAATCCCTGCAGAAGATAAGATCTCTTCAATATCTTCGATAGTTTTTTCTTTACTTTCGGTGACAATATCCTTTGCACGTTTCACACTCTTGCGAAAATTCCCAAGTTGAATCCGGACGACTTTTCGATTGGATCGTGTCTTGGATTTTCCCTTTGTTAACGTAAGCTTTTCCTTCTTTGGAGCAAGCTGGAGACCTCCACCTTTTGCAAACGAAGTGGCAGGCGAAGCAAAAGTGGTAAGCGAAGCACTGGCAGGCGAAGTGGTAAGCGTAGCAACAGGCGCAGGAGGTGCAGGAGGTGCAGCACTAACAGAAATCAGTGGCGGAAGGGCTGGAATACTGGCCGTCGACATCGCAGGACCAGGAGCATCATCATACCCCCCCTTCTGCTTCTTCTTACTCTTCGTCTGACGAAACGCCTGTTTGCTTATTTTTAACGTTCTAGTATCAGACATACTAATAGAATGAATGATAATAAATGGAAAAACCCTACCGAGCAAGATCGAAATATAAATCCCAGATGGGTACCTTTGGGACAATATCGTATCGTTCCTCTCCCTCCCCTTCCCCTCCTCCCTCCTTACCCACTCGGCCATGTCCCTAAGTACCTAAAGACGTGGAAACCGAAAAATTGATTTGCCACGTCTGTGTAAATGAAGTCCTACATGAGTAATACCGAAACGAAGGTCTGGCATCATACGCTTGATCTGTATTTCGGACAAGCCGATGGAAAACAGATCATCAGTCACCAATTGGAAAGCGTGAATCATTTCATGAATGTGGATATTCCTGAAATTATTACCATGGTGAATCCAGTCATTATTCGCGGGAGTCCAGAGATTCCTCTGAGTGGACCTCGCTCTGCTCTTGCATCTGCCACAGGGATGAGTACCTCCGCCGCGAATGCTCTCATGGGGCACAAGGACGAATCCGTCGCACAGCAACTTGGTCCCGTGAATCGCGAGTATGAAGTCCATCTGGAATTCAGCAATCCTCAATTCAAGAAGCCGACCATTTTCGAGAACAATGGCGCCATTCTTCCCATGATGCCAAATGATGCGAGGCTACGCAATTTGACCTATGCTGCTCCCCTCTTCGTGGATGTCAATGTGACCTACATTGAGATTGATAATACCCAGGGTGGCCGTCAGACGATCAAGAAGCGAGTCTTCCCCAATGTCCATTTTGGAAAGATTCCTGTGATGGTCGGCAGTGACTATTGTCTCCTCGGCGATCAGAAGCACATCAATCCCTCTCGAATCGGGGAGTGCGGGGAGGACATGGGCGGATACTTTATCATCCAGGGTGGTGAGCGTGTCTGTATCAGTCAGGAGCGCATGTCAGAGAATCGCCCCTTCGTCTTTCGTAACAATCGCAATTCCACTAAGGAGTTAGAGGTGGTGGAAGTGAAGAGTATTGGACCCGATAATGATCAGGTGCCCAAGTCCAATTCTGTGCGGATAATGTACCATCCCAAGAACTCCCAGATCCATCTTCTTCGCGCCACCATTCCTCGCATGAAGGCGCCCATTCCTATCTTCATCCTCTTCAAGGCGCTCGGTATCACCAGCGATAAGGAGTGCATTGAACTGATCCTGGGTCCTGGGGGTGATTCCACCTTTGATATGATTCTCCAGGAGTCCATTTCCGAGGCATCCCATGTGCATACGCAGGAGCAGGCCTTCGAGGCTCTGGCCTCCTATATCAAGGTCTGGGCGTCTCGAGGCAACCGTCCCCAAGTCGCCATCCAGGACATTCTGGCTGAGGAGCTCTTTCCCCATATCGGAGCAGACGCGATGATGTACGAGAAGGCGTGCTACCTTGCCCACATGACGAGGAAGGTGCTCTGGGTCTCTGCCAATCGTATTCCCATGGATGACCGTGATGCGTACCCCAATAAGCGCGTGGATCTGCCTGGATTTCTTCTGGCCAATCTCTTCCGAACCCATTTCGCCACCATGATGATCAAGGATATCAAGACCTATCTGTCAAAGGAGATTCATGGGGGGAGTTGGAAGGCCACGGGGAACTTTGAGGATATTCTGAATATCAGCAATATCCACAAGGTGATCAAATCCACCAATTTGGAAGTGGGCATGAAGACCTGTCTTGCAACAGGGAATTTCGGGTCGGCGAAAGCAGGAGGTCCCTCGAAGAACGGAGTGAGTCAGGTGTTGAATCGCCTGAATTACATTGCCGGCCTCTCGCATTTGCGGCGGGTGAGTACTCCCATTGAAAAGATGGGGAAGCTCATTGCTCCTCGTAAGCTGCACAATACCCAATGGGGCTACATTTGCCCTTGCGAGACGCCAGAGGGGCATTCCGTGGGAGTGGTGAAGAATATGAGCACCATTGCCATCGTCAGCATCTTTAGCAATCCAAGAACTGTCCTCGATTATATCAATACCACGGGGAAGCTGAAGGAACTTCGCGCCACGACGCATGTGGAGAAGCACCAGGGGGTGCGAGTCTTCCTGAATGGATCCTGGATTGGCATGCTCTTGACCCCTGATGTGGAGGCCGTGATCGAGCAGCTTCGCCAAGCCAAGAGGCGCTGTGAGATTCATCCCCAGACTGGAATTATCTGGAAGATTGCTCTTCGTGAGCTCTGGATTACCACAGAAGCAGGGAGGATGCTTCGCCCCGTCTATTATGCCCCTGCGATCCGCGAGGTCTACGCCAATGGCATGGGGTTTCTGTTACAGATGAAGACATGGGAGGAGTTGCTTCTGTGGAAGACTCCCGTGGGCGGTCATACTCTCGTGGAGTATATTGATCCTGGCGAGACGGAGGGCTGCCACATTGCCATGTATTCCAAGGATGTGATGACGGATGCCACCAAGACGCACGCCGAGATCCATCCATCCTGTATCTTGGGGTCTCTGGGGAGCAACATTCCCTTTCCTGACCACAATCAGTCACCTAGGAATGCCTATCAGTGTGCTATGGGAAAGCAGGCCATGGGAATGTATTCCCTGAACTTCCGTGAGCGCTTCGACGCGATGGCGCACATGCTCTGCTATCCCCAGATGCCCCTCGTGTCTCCCTTCATGAGCAAGTTCTACGGGACGCAGAAGATGCCCTGTGGACAGAATATCACCGTGGCGATCATGACCTACAGTGGCTATAACCAGGAGGATTCCATCATGATCAATGAGGCGTTCTTGCAGAGGGGCGGGTTTCGCAGTATCTTCTACCGCACGTACAAGGATGAGGAGAAGAAGAATCAGTCATCAGGTGAGGAGGAGCGATTCTTCCGCCCTGATCCTGCTCTGACCCGTCAAATGAAGAATGCTCGCTACGATAAGATCGGCACGGACGGCTTTGTTCCTGAGAATGTCTATGTGGACAATGACGACATTCTCATTGGCAAGGTGGTGCCTCTCCGTGTTCCCACAGGTATGGTGCTTCCTGCAGGGAGTAAGCAGTTCCGTGACGTATCCCGTACAATGCGCAACAATGAGATTGGTTGGGTCGACAGGATCTTTCGCAACAGAAATGGTGAGGGGTATTCCTTCGCCAAGGTGCGTGTGCGCCAGGACAGGGTGCCAGAGATTGGGGACAAGTTCAGTTCTCGCCATGGACAGAAGGGCACGTGCGGGATGATTATTGAGGCGAAGGATATGCCCCAGACGGCCTCAGGTATCATTCCAGACATTATCATTAATCCTCACTGTATTCCTAGCCGCATGACGATTGCTCAGCTCATGGAGACACTGATGGGGAAGGTGGCGTGCGAGGTGGGGGCTCTGGGCGATGGCACACCCTTTAACTCTGTTACAGTGGAAGGCCTGGCTTCCTTGCTGCGGGATTCTCTTGGCATGGAGCCCTATGGGAATGAGATCCTCTATAACGGATTTACGGGGAGGCAGATGGAAACGAATATCTTTGTTGGTCCTGTGTTTTACCAGAGGTTGAGGCATTGTTCTGCTGATAAGTTGCACAGCCGTGCGAGTGGACCCTTGGTGATGTTGACGAGGCAGCCAGCAGAGGGAAGGGCGCGTGAGGGTGGTTTGCGCTTTGGAGAGATGGAGCGGGATTGCGTGATTGCGCACGGCATTTCCGAATTCACAAAGGAGAGATTGATGGAGTGTTCAGATGCTTTCCGCTGTTTCAGTTGCAGCGATTGTGGTATTCTTGCGGTGGCGAATCCCACCGATAGTATTTGGATGTGCCGTGGGTGCGGGAATACTACCAATTTCAGCCCGATTGAAATCCCCTATGCCTACAAGCTACTCATTCAGGAGTTGGAGTCCATGTGTATCGGCAGTCGTATTCTCACCAAGCATCGGCTCTTGATGGATAAGGTGGCTAAAGAAAAAACGGTATAACTATCTATGTGGCACATCGTGCTGTCGATTCTATCCTATGATATATGGTTTTACCTTTCGCATATTTTTCTTCATCGAGTACTGTTTGATCTTCATCGTATTCATCATGCAGCGAATGCGGAAGAACTTCGGTGGACAGATACCTATCGCTCCCATCCAGTGGAAGATATCCTACAGGGCGTTGGGGCATTCTTCCCCTTTTTCATCTATACGTATACGGTGGTCGATGCGGGTATCATTGTACTCTTCTTAAATGTAAGAGGAATGATTCGGCACGATGCACGACTGGGGGGACATCATGTTCTTCACCACCAACATCCATCGTACAATTACGGCGAATATTGGATTGATTGGCTGTGCGGTAGCCTGTATGACAACCATGTGGTACCCTCTACGAGAGCATCGATAGACGGATAATCTGAATATGAATGCCCTTTTCGACATACAGTCGCGTTGTCCCTGATGGATGTTCAGGCAGATCAATCTCAGATGCATCATCATCGGGATCCAGTACATACTTTTGCTTGACTATAGCAGCTGCGAGTTCATAACTGCTATAGGCATTTTCATAGGATTCTCCGTTTTCAATGACAATGTAGACGTACATAAGGACAGTGTATGTCTGGGAGGAACGGTTTCATTTTTTATCGTTGTGTTAGTAAGGCCCTACCGAGATTCGAACTCGGGTTACCAGATTCAAAGTCTGATGTACTAACCCCTGTACTATAGGGCCAGTGTGGATGGATGCCATCCGCACTGGTCCTACATGAACGTGAGATATCTCTTTAAGTGTAAATGTGCGGTCTCAGTAGAATGTGTTACAGTGTGGAATCGAGCCTAAAGACGACGGCGATTTCCCTTGCCGCAATTATCTATTTACTCGCGTCGAATAATCCTTATTATAAATGGATTGCTGTAACCTTGATTGGCTGGTGTTTCATGCAGTTTTCCGAACTCTTACTTTGGCTAACTGATCCTCGGAAATGTACAGAGATAAATACACTCATCACCTATACCTTAATCCCTTTAACCTTAATGATGCAAGCGCTGGGCGTCCTACTAGGATCTTTTTTTGTCTTTCCATGGTCAAGCTCAAGTGACTTTCGAAAAACATTTACGGTGATATATACAATATTTATTATTGTAGGAGTACTGTTTGTCCATTTTTATAACCGCGAGGTAAAGTGTACAGTGGTTACCAAGGATGGCCATTTATATTGGACAAATTGGATATATGATAAACCAGAATTATACATACATACAGTTATGTATTTTCTATGGTTATTTATTGTTGCATTACCCTTTATACTCTTCTGGAACAAGAAGCCTGATCTGATTTTAGCTCTCTTTACTATTCCTCTTCTAGCACTCTTGTACGGGCACTATTCAGATTCTAAAGGATCGATCTGGTGTTATTATACGAGTTATGCCAGCATCGTTGGGAGCGCCTTCCTCTTCTTAGAGCAACAGGGGATCTATCGGATTGTTAAGTAGATTCAGCTTGAGCTTGAGCTTGAGCTTCGCCTTCGGCTTCGCCTTCGGCTTCGCCTTCGGCTTCGCCTTCGGCTTCGCCTTCGCCTTCGCCAACAGGACAGCCAAGAATGGTCAGTCGACATTCCATCGATAAGACTTGTAAATCTTTAACATTCCATTTCCCCCATGCTTTCCCAATTTTTCGGTGTAATGTAATGACATCTTGCATCCAGTCTGCAAATGCTTCTCCACGTATCTTGATAAGTTTACTCCTAGGCAGATGATCTACAGACGAGAAGACCTCTGCCATTAGCCCAAATATATAATCAATATCCATAAATTTCATTTCTTCTCGCTTTAATGGATCAAGATCTTTAACCGATGTCAAGGTTTGAAAATCAATGAGACGTGTACGGGTTCCATCATAGACAATATTTTGTGCATGTATATCTAAATAGACGAGTGAATGCTGATGAAGTACTGATACAAGACCTAACGTAGCTTTAAGACATCTGACTTTCTGTTCTTCTGGGAGGTCAAGTATGGGCGATCCTCCATTCTTATACACAATCAGATACCCTGGTTCATCTGGTCGATTGGCATTCGTTTGTTCAGCATTCGCATCACAGCGATGGACAGGAGTAAGAAACATGGTTTGCTCTGGATCGATCGCTTGTAACATCATTCCATTCTCATACTCTTTATCTGCCGTATCCTTATCTGTAAAAAACTTTGAGACATACTCCTCGGTGCTAAAGGGTGTTTCTGCAGCACAACGTAAGGGAGGAGAGAAAACACCAGTTCCAATAGCTTTCCCTCCTCGCTGCGGCCTACGCTTACGGGTGCGCCGTCGCGTCTTCCTCATCTACCTTATCTGATAAAAATATAAGCTAGAAGTAATGGAAGCCGTCGGAGAAATCAAGGATAACTCACACCTCCTCTTCGTCTTTGATTTAGATGAGACTCTGGTGGAAACACATGGTGAGACGGTTGCTATCCCCGAAGCCGTTCAGTTTCTTCGCCATGTGATTTCTGAATGTGAAGCCTATGCAAAAGAATACATCTTTACCATCCTCACGGCGAATCCCAACCTTGATGATATTTATCGAAAGATTGCTGTTATCCAAGAGACTCTTCCAGAATTTGTCGTTGCAGGAGTAATCAAGAGACCTACGACGACAGACTCAACGGAGAAAACGTACCAGCATATCTTAAAACTATACAAAGTATTGTACGGTACCATACAAATCCCTTACCCCACCTTCTTCTTTGACAATCTCCAGGAACAGGTCGATTCTGTTCACCGAACTGCGGCAAACTATATGACGCGCCGACATGCCCCTATCTATGTGAGAACCTTCTATATTAACGAAGCCGATAAAGGAACCTCATGGCGTCATGCACGAGAAGCTGTTGATCAGGTGATTCAAGAACCGCTTGAATGGCCTTTATCTATTCCTGATATAGCGAATAATGTTCCTTCTGTATCCGTTCCTCCTATAACGAATCATACAAGTCCTTCTTCTGAATGGAATTTTGAGATTCGTGATGAAAATCAACCTTTCATCCCTAAAGGGGGAAGGAGGCTGCGGAAAACGCGGAAAACACGGCGCATGCGGAACAGACGGCGCATGCAAAAAACGCGAATCATGCAAAAAAAGTGATTTCCTTGCCTGCGGGAGAGTAAGTCCAAACCTTCTCACGATGTCCTTTAGTATGAGAGTTCTTAAACGCAACGGCCAGGAGGAGTCTGTCAGTTTCAACAAGGTTCTTCAACGCATTCGTAAGGCGTCGAAGGGTCTTAGTATCAATCCTGATGTTCTTGCACAGCAAGTTCTCAGTCAAATCTATGACGGTGTCAAGACCAGTGAGATCGATGAATTGACTGGTCAGCTAGCCGCAAGTTTGTCCACGAATCACCCCGACTGGGGTGTCCTCGCCGCTAACATTGTCATCAGTAACCATCATAAGAAGACACCCGATACCTTCACAGAGGTCGTTCGTGATCTTTCTACGCAGCCAAAGGGATCCTATATTCATCCTGACTTGGTGGCTCTCTGCGCGGGTCCTGACGGCGCCCGTATCGACGCGGTCATTGATTATCAGCGCGACTATCTCTTCGACTACTTCGGCTTCAAGACGCTGGAGAAGTCCTATCTGCTGCGTGATGCGAAGCGTGTCATCAAGGAGCGTCCTCAGCACGTCTGGATGCGCGTTGCTCTTGCTCTCTGGACGAACAATCTGGATCGTGCCTTCGAGACGTATCATGCCCTGAGCACGAAGGCCTTCACTCACGCCACCCCCACTCTCTTTAACAGTGGCACTCCTCGGCAGCAGCTATCTTCCTGCTTTCTCCTGACGATGAAGGATGATAGTATTGCGGGGATTTATGAGACGCTGAAGGATTGTGCGACCATCAGTCAACACGCCGGCGGTATTGGGCTGAGTATTCACAAGATCCGTGCAAAAGGGTCTATCATTCGCGGAACGAACGGGACGAGTAATGGCATTGTTCCCATGTTGCGCAATTTCAACGCGACGGCGCGCTATGTTGATCAAGGAGGGGGTAAGCGCAACGGTTCCTTCGCGATCTACCTGGAGCCGTGGCATGCCGACATTGAGGATTTCCTGAAGCTCAAGCTGAATACAGGCATGGAGGAGGACAGGGCGAGGGATCTCTTCTACGCCCTCTGGATTCCTGATCTCTTTATGAAGCGCGTGGAGGCAAATGCTGACTGGACGGTCTTCTGTCCTGACGAGGCGCCAGGGCTGGATGATGTGTGGGGCGAGGCATTCGATGCGCTCTATCACCAGTATGAGGCTGAGGGGCGCGGGCGGAAGAAGATCAATGCGCAGAAGCTCTGGTTTCAGATTCTGGATGCACAGATTGAGACCGGCACACCTTACCTCCTCTACAAGGATCCATCCAACGCCAAGTCCAATCAGCAGAATCTCGGTACGATCAAGAGCAGCAATCTCTGCACGGAGATCATCGAGTATTCCAGCAAGGATGAGACGGCTGTGTGTAACCTCGCCAGCATTTCTCTTCCTAGCTGCGTGACGGATGTCTTTGATTTCGAGAAGCTGAGGAATATTACCCGTATCGCCGTAAGGAACCTGAATCGTGTGATTGATATCAACTATTACCCAACCCCTGAGACTGAGCGCAGTAATATGAAGCACAGACCCGTTGGCTTGGGTATTCAGGGACTGGCTGATGTGTTTGCCATGCTAAAGTATGATTGGGAGTCTCCTGAGGCCGCGGATCTCAATCAGAGAATCTTTGAGCACATGTATTTCGAGGCAGTCTCTGAATCTGCTCGCATTGCCCAGGTCGAGGGTGCTTACAGCAGCTTTGCAGGATCTCCCGCATCCAAGGGACGTCTGCAGCCTGATCTGTGGGGCGTGACACCTCTAACCGAGAAGGATGGGAGCCTAGACTGGGCATCCTTGCGCACCCAGGCCGCAGCGGGGCTGAGGAATTCCCTCCTGGTTGCTCCTATGCCTACAGCAAGTACATCCCAGATTCTGGGGAACAATGAGTGCTTCGAGCCCTTTACCACGAACATTTATTCCCGCCGCACTCTGGCAGGTGAGTTCACCGTGCTGAACAAGTATCTCCTGGCTGAGCTGAGAGAGGCAGGGATCTGGAGTGAGACTCTGAAGAACGAGATCATTGCCCGCAATGGAAGTGTGCAGGGTATTGAGGCCATTCCTGCATCCATGCAAGCTCGGTACAAGACGACCTGGGAGATTAAGCAGAGGACGTTGATTGATATGGCGCGCGATCGTGGCGCCTTTATTGATCAGTCCCAGAGTCTGAACTTGTTCGTGGCTGATCCCACGTATTCCAAGTTGACCAGTATGCACTTCTACGCGTGGAAGGCAGGGTTGAAGACAGGGTGCTATTACCTGCGCTCAAAAGCGCCCGTAGTAGCACAGCAGTTTACCGTGGATCCTCGTCTTCTGACGGCGATCTCAACAGGTGGAAAGATGGAGATTCCCTCTGATTCTGAGGAGGATGAGTCTGATGAGGAGGAGGCTGTAGCTCCTGCTCCTGTAGTTGATCGTGCAGAGCAGAGACGGCTGTTAAAGGAGAAGCTGGCAGCTGAGTATGAGGCTGAGGCGGCCAAGGAGTGCACGATGTGCAGCAGCTAAGCCTCGACTTGGACGTCAGTCTAAGCCTTGGCTAAGCCTCGACACTTACTCCCGCTAGGCCGTGAATAAAGGTCAAGTACTCCTGAGGAAAGCCCCAGAAACAAGAAGGATTACCTTCAGGGATTCGTCTGGATGACTTATTTTTTCCATGAGAAAACGCAACAATACATTGCTGAGGAGGAAGTTCAAGCACCTCATGTTCCCTCCCCTCAAGAAATCCTTCCCCTTCCGCCATAGACACTTGAGGAAACTTCTTCTCCTCCCACCAACTCTTCTTGAAAATCAGCGTAGCTTCCGAAATCCGCTGCTTCAAGCCTAGAGTAAACGGAGGAGAATTCACGGCACTTACCCCCCGAACTAAATCATAGCATGCGATGGTGGTACACACACATGCTTTGGGAGCCCAGGGATGCTGAAGGAGCCAACTCACCCGTCGACGAAAACTGGTCTGTGGATAATGATCGTCGTCGTCCATCATGAGGATGATATCATGCTCTGCTCTCTTCACGCCGATATTCCTCTTCTCCCCAATCTCCGTCTTTCCCTCTAACGGAATATAGGTCACACTCATCGGCGCAGCATTCCGTCCAAACTGAATAATCTTATCCGATGCCTGTTCGTTCACATCATCAGAATCTTCTACCACCACCCACTCAATCTTATCCTTAGGATAGTCACTCAGGAGTAAATTATGAATAGACAGATCCACAAACTTACGGCGATTATAGAGGAGAGTCAGAATACTGATGGAAGGAAGATCGGCATCCGCAATGACAGGAGGAAGGGGAGTTTTATTCTCAATGTGAATCCAGGGAAGATCCAGGAGTTCACGCTTGAACCTCGCCTTCCGTTCGCGAAATGCCTTCTTCTGATTGATTCGTACAAGATCCATGTCGCAGGCAACGAAGGCGGCGATTGCATTGTCAAGGCAGAGGCTCTCAAACGTATCCATGAATCCTTCCGCCTTGGGCACGAGAGTGGAGGGAACCAGGAAGGCATGGGGCAAAGCTTCCTTATAGGTGGGAAGGGAATTGGCAATCAAAAATGCTCCCGCCGCCATTCCTTCGTGTGCCACTAAACTCAGAGCTTCTGCTGCACTGATGACAATGTGACAAGGATAGAAGGCCTGGAGAGAGAGACGTTCAGAAGTCGATAAATCTTTCACATTGATGGTGACATTGGATGCGTGTGCTGTTAAAGGGGTCTGGCTGTAGACCTGGAGAGGAGGCCATTCGGGTTTCCAGAGGGATACGATTTTTTCAGCAGCCATTCGCTTATGGAGCGACGCTCCAGCCAAGAGGAGGCAGGCAGGGGTGTTAGAGGATGGGAAGGGCTCGAAGGCAGAGACGCTCACAGGAGATGTCCAGGGAAGCACCACATACGGCTTCTTCACAGAAAACCGCTGCGCATCTTCCTGGCACTTGAACAGGAGAAGATCCATGTGCTCGAGGTACGGATTCCAGTCTGCATTCCACCACTCAGGATTAATCATACAGATATTCTTTTCAGCCCAGGGCATCCATCCATAAATAGGGATTTCCAAATGGATGGCAACGTCGCAGCGAACAGGTGGCTCGAGTGGATCAGCATGACGAACCTTGATGCCCAAGGATGTTTCAATCAGCAGTGCATCTTGCTGTAGGCCGTGGACTTCCGCCTTCTTGGGATAGATCAGTACAACAGACAGGTTCGAGTTCATCTAGAGAAGAGTTGCTGGAATGGTCTAAGCCGGTTTCTATAGAAAGAAGAGATGCTAGCCCATATCTTCTATATAAATTTGGATAGTCGTCCAGATAGACGGGCAGAGATTGAAGGAGAATTAGCATCGATGGATCTGCAGGGAGAACGATTTCCTGCCATTAAGACAACTCCTGGGATTATTGGATGTGCTCAATCGCATAGTGCAGTACTTCGACTTGCAAAAGAAAGAGGGTATCCTCAAGTCCTTATCTTCGAAGATGATTTTCAGTTTCTGGTGTCAAAGGATGAGTTGCAGTTATTTGTTGATCAGTTTTCTGAAAAAGAGTACGATGTCATTATGTTATCCTATAATATGGTTGCGTCAGTTCCCGAGGGAGATTTCATACGGGTAAAGGATGCTCAAACCACGTCAGGATATATCGTCCACGCTCGGTTCTATGATACTCTTATTAGAAATTTAGACGAAGGAGTACCTGGGATGATTCAAACAGGACAGCATTGGATATACGGGATCGATCAGTACTGGAAACGCTTACAGCCAGGGGCACTCTGGTATGCTGCCTCACCTCGGATTGGAAAACAGAGACCGTCAATAAGTAATTGTGGATATGAACCTCGGATGGCAGAGTATGAGTGTTAGAGGGGATTTTAACTGTCTTAGTAGAATGGATACGTTTACTGTATTTTTTTGGCTCTTTACCCTTATGTTTATCTGTTTATCTGCCTATTTGCTCTGTTGTACAAAGAAAAGTACTCTTTTTTATCTGCAGGTGGGATCAGGACTTGGTATATTTGCAACAAGTAAAATTGGGCGTAAGTTCTTAGGTCTTGAATAAATAGGGTCTTAAATAATTCTAAGATCCCCCTGTTCCAAGTAACTTCCGCAAGAATTGTGGGCGATGATGTTCCGTCGTGCCATGTTCCAAAATTCCTTGCCTGTGCTTCAATGTGCCATACCCCTTATTGGAGAGGAGGCCATACCGCTCATTTAGGATGGGAGTTTCTTTGCAGGCATCGATAACATAGGCATCGCGCCCTGTTTTGGCTAAAATGGATGCGGCTGCCACGGCAATATAGGTTCCATCTCCTTCCGGTTCCACGATTTGAGGAATCATCGCCCAGGGATGATCATAGATTGATATACAACCATCAATAAGAATCCGTTCAGGCATTTGCCCGAGATCTTCCAGAGCTCGTGTAAAGGCCAGTTGATTTGCTTTTGTGACACCCAGCTCCTGGAGCTCGGCTGCTGATACGCTTCCGATTCCCCAGGCCTTAGCATGTGTCTTAATTCCTTCAGCAATAGCTGTCCGGCGTTTTTCCGACAGTTTCTTCGAATCTCGTATCATGGCCGATAGCTTCTTTTGCTCCTCGGTCATGGTCGCCTCGTCAATCCAGATCACTGCGGCAGCATAGAGAGGTCCCCAGAAACACCCTCTTCCTGCCTCATCAATCCCCACTTCGACAGCAGTATCTTGGGTATGACGAAACGATAACATTGGACAGGATGGTTAACCTGAGGCGAGCTCAATTTTACTACCTGTACTGATCAGATGGATACGTTGACTCTTCTGCTTGTCTTAGTTGCGTTGTTATTTATTGGTCAACTTGTTAACCGAGAATACTTTGTTGACGGGGATATTTCTAATGCAAAGGTTACCATGAGCTTAAGTGATTTACTCTATTTTAGTGCAAATAAAGACAGGGGTGGCTGGAGCGGTTCTGCTGCTGGAAGTGGAGGCTTAGGGTACAATGGTCGCTACACTGGTCCTTGGAATGAGGACGATGAGTATGGGATGGGTTCTGGCTCTGGTTCTGGTTCTGGTTCTGGCTCCTTAGATTCCTATCTGTTTCTCAAGAATGAAATGACCAAGCAATTCAAAGCACGTCTTAAACAAAGTAGTACTTCCCCTGTAAACCTGACGAATATTGAACCGTCTATCCTCCAAGGTTCTTCTTACATGGAAACGGTACCCTTGAAAGTTCCGGCACAGTGTTCTTAGACACTTTTTACACATAGAGTTAGATGGAAACGGGTCAATGGCTTAGCATTGTCATCGTCGTAGGATTTAGTATATTGTTTCTTACCATTGTCTTCAATTTATGTGGATCATGTGAAGGATTTGAAGATGGAACGGATAAGAGAGGTCCCGCAGTACTGAAGGGAACTGTCCAGGCCAAATCAGATGTTGCCTATTTACCTAGCGCACCCTTTACAGGAATGGCTTCGCTGCCTAGACCTACCTACGATCCTGCATACCCTCGTACTCTCATTCCGCAGATCTTAGAACTGAAGTATGCCATGGATGATTTATATGAACGTGAACTTCCCTATATTGTGGGTGGGAATCCTGCTGTACAACTTCCTATTTCTCAGTTCAAGGGAGATTATGCCAGTGTGAAAGCAGAACTCTTGTTTTTACAAGCGAATGAATATAGTCCTCCCAATTTTACCGTTCAGGATGTGGAAACTATGGGGCAGAATGTACGGTTCTTGCAAAAGGCAGCGAGAGATATTACCCCCGTTACGGAAGGATTTTCGGTGAGCCCTAGCGCTAGCCCCTCGTCTAGTCCAAGTCCTAGCCCCAGCCCAAGCCCAAGTCCAAGTTCCAGCTCTAGCTCTAGCTCTAGCTCTAGCTCTAGCCCAAGTCCTTCCTCCAATAAGAATCCCATCAGTTTCACGGAGTTGCAAACCTTAAGTCTCAAACTCGGCATTGAGATCGGCCGTCTCACCGCATCAGGAACGACCGATCCAATTATCAAATCCCGCGTCACCATCTTTACGCAAATGAAACAAACCGTCGATTCCCTCATTGCGCAAATAAATGCCAAGACCTTGGATCCAACCAAGATTCCTATCTCTCAAGCTGACTATATTGCCTTTCTTCCCTCTCTTGGAGCCGATTCTGCTGGTCCCGGTGGATTACTCTTTAATAGCGGATACAGTACTCTCAGCAGTCTCTTTAACAGCTATCAAGTTGGCGATGTCACCGGAGCACAACTCGCAGAAACTCTCTTTAACACCTACGCTGATAATCTAGCAAAAGGCCTTTCCTACAATGTCAGTCTCTCCTATACCAGTCCCAATGAAACGACGAAAGAAGTTGCAAAAGCCTTATACAGAGGTGAATTCCAGGATACGATCGAGTCGCAGAAGGATGGATTTGCCACACCGGATTCCCTGTGCAATAGTACCTTACAACGCTGTCAAAGTGCATGTGGGGATCCTAATGATAAATCATTCTCTACCTGTTTTGAGAAATGTTCCAAAGAATTTACGGCATGCTCTCAGTATGTGACCCGCACTGGGGGGGCTGCAGATGTGAGTCAATCCGCCACTCCTAAGTCAAAATCATTGACGCTCCCTATGATTCCGAATCTGACATCCTTTTTGAGTTCCGCCTTTTCCTCTAACCCAAGCCCGGTGGTCAATGATACTGCTCCAGGCATTGAACCAGGGTTCAGTTGGAAGAAGAAGGTCAAGGAAATGTACGGAGCAATCAAACGGATGGGACTGGAGCCTGGAGATTTTGGTTGTTTAGAACCAGGGACGCAAGTCAGTCCTGATTTTAGTTGGAGAGGTAATGCGAAAATGATTTGTACGCGTTCGGCAACTCATTATGATCCAGGCATGCCTGAACAAATTGGCTGCCCACCTATGAATTGGCCAGGGTGGAGAAGTTAACTCTCTCTCATGTAGAAGGGGATGCCGTCTATAATTCCTATAAAACTAACACCTCAAATTATCTTAGGCTTGTTAGTTCTATTTTTTGGCGTCGGTCTTGGACTGGGTAAATATGTTGGGGGAAGATCTCTCGAGGGATTTATTGCGGGAATTCCAATGTGTTCAAGCTGCGCCAAGCCCAGCAATAAATGCGAGTGTGATTCTAGCGACGGCTCGAAAGTCGCAAGCAGACTGGTCTGCCCTCCTTGCACGACCCCAGATTTGACGAAATATGTTCTGAAATCCAGTATTCCTCCTCAACAACGATGCCCCGACCTGACGAACTATATGTTAAAGACGGAATGCCCACCAACTCCCGACTTGAGCAAGTATGTCCTGAAGTCAAGCATCCCTAAGCAGAACCCGGTGATCATTGATAATAGTTCTTGCATGAAGGATGCTGGGGAATGCCCGCCTTGCCCTCGCCCACGCTGCCCACAAGTCAAGTGCCCTGCACCTACTGTATGTCCGGCTCCTGCTCCTTGCCCTAGAACCGTATGCCCAAGTCCTTCCGTGCAGTGCAAAACAATTCCAGGTGCGGACTCCACCGTTCGTCCTTACTTGGCTCCGTTAAGTATGAGCGCATTTGGAATGGGTATGTAAGCATGACTGGTATGTGAAACATGACTGGTATGTGAAACATGACTGGTATGTGAAACATGACTGGTATGTGAAACATGACTGGTATGTGATGTGGCGTGATTGAAGACTAAAATGCTGATAGTATCTATCAGGCTTTTAGTATTTTTTACTTTTAGTGTTTAGCGGCGGCTGCTTCTGCGGCTCTTGGACTTAGACTTAGACTTCTTGTTCTTGGAATTGCGGGTCTTACGCTTACCGCCAGAAAGAGGCCATCCAGTTGCAGCTTGCATTATATTTATACGCGATATTTCTTGTTGGCCTTTTGTCAATTGCCTTTTTCCTTTGCCGGACTATTGCTTCATATATTCTTTGAAATAGGAGCTTGGGGGCATGATGACCGGATCGTTTACAACCGCAACTGGCTCAACAGGTTCAACAGGAGCAACTGGTTCTGCAGGAGCCACAGGTTCAGCAGGAGCAACAGGCTCAACTGCAACTGGCTCAGCAGGAGCAACAGGCTCAACTGCAACTGGTTCTGCAGGAGCAACAGGTTCAGCTGCAACAGGTTCAGCAGGAGCAACAGGCTCAACTGCAACTGGTTCAGCAGGAGCAACAGGCTCAACTGCAACTGGCTCAACTGCAACTGGCTCAACTGCAACTGGCTCAACTGCAACTGGTTCAGCAGGAGCAACAGGC